AACGGGCCGTCACCCCAACCCAGGGACACGACCCGCACAATGCGGCCAGCATAGCCAAACCGACCGGCACCCCGCCACAATTCGGACCAACACGCACGAAGGAGCACCGTGGCCAACCCGCCCGACCTCCCCGACCAGCCCATCGGCGCCACCAAGACGCAGCAGACCGCCGACGCCGAGGACGCCGCCCAGACCATCAACCAGGGACTCGCCGACCTGTTCCTCCGCCTCGGCCCCCCGCCCACCGGCCCGGCCATCGCCGAGGAGCAGTCGTGACCGACGATCAGGTCATCTACACCACCCGCTACGGCACCACCTGGCACGCCACCCCGGACTGCCAGGCCCTCGACGACGCCCGCCTCAACGAAGGCGGCCACATCCTCCAGGAACGCGCCGGGAAGGCCTCCAACCGGCGCGCCTGCCTCGTCTGCGCCGTGGAGCCCACCACCGGCTGGACCGTCATGCCGGACAACCTGAGCGAGCTGTTCAACCTGATCGGCCCCAGCAAGCCCTACTGGTCCAGCACCGACGACGGCCTGAAGTGCACCGGCCTCACCATCCGGGAGCACAGCAGCCGGCCCCGGCAGGTCGCCCACTTCGGCGACCGCATCACCCTCGACCCCGACGGCCGCACCTACACCGTCCACCCCGCCACCAAGGAACAGCAGTGACCGTCACCACCCGCGTCCGGCACCTCATCGTGCTCAACACTGGCGCCATGGCCCCCGCCATCTTCCAGTTCCAGTCCCGCGACGTCGGCTTTACGCAGGGCACCACCATCAGCTACGGCGAAACCGTCGTCGCCCAGTACAAGCCCGGCACCCGCCACTGGTCCACCGCCCTCGACCTCGCCGAGCAGGTCCTCGCGAAGGCCATGGAACGCGTCGTGAGCAGCGTCGGCGGGTGGCACCTCGACGAGTTCACCGAAGCCGTCACCGCGGTCCTGGCCGAGGAGAAGTGCCAGCCGTGGGGCGGCAAGGACCCGGTCTCCGAGGAGTCGTGGTGAGCGACGCCGCGATCCTTGCCGCCGCGGCCCGGGAACTCCGTGACCGCCCCGGGCCGCTGCCGGCCAGCCTGAACCCGCTCATCGCCGACATGCTCCACCAATGGGCCCGCGTCGGCGGCTGGAACCCCGAACTCCTCCACCGCATGGCCGGCCGCGAAACCATCGCTCTCGCCCGCGGCATCATCGGCCAGCCCGAGAGCGCCTGCCCCGTCTGCGACGGCCTCGACGGCGACCACCAGATCGGCTGCCAACAGCCCACCACGAAGGAGACCGCCGCATGAGCGCCATCACGGACCAGCACGCCCAGCAGATCGCCGACCGCTTCCGCCGCGAGACCGCCGGCCACCGACTCACCGTCCTCCACGACCACGACAGCTACCGGCACCTCCGATTCGAGAACCCCCGGCACGGCGGCCTCTACGGCTTCGACCTGCTCACCTGGCCCAACGGCCTCGCGCTCCGCGGTGACGGCCCGAACTTCATCCTCTCCCTCCGCCCCACCGCCGACCTGTTCGAGATGATCCGCGGGTCGAACAACGGCGGCATCAACCCCGGCTACTGGCAGGAGAAGGTCGTCGCCGGCCAGGTCAAGGCATGGTCGGAGGCCAAGTTCCGCGACTGGCTGATCAAGGCTGCCCGGGCCGCCGAGACCCGCCACCCCGGCATCGTGGACGCCGTCCGCGTGGAAGTCCTCGACAGCGACGAGCACAACCTGGAGCACGAGGAATGCGCCCGCTATGCCGTCGCCGGCTTCGAGCACAAGGGCTACCGGCTGCGGTACCCGGCGAAGTGGGAGCGGGACTTCGACGACTGGTCGTGGGAGTGGCTGTGGGCCTGCCACGCGCTCGTCCGGGGCGTCGCCGAGTACGACCTGGCCAACGCCGAGGCACCCGCCACCGCGGGCGCCCTGTGATTGCCCGCCGGCCGGTGTGCGGCAACGACCCGCGCGCCGAGCTCACCGACGGGGACCAGGTCGCCGTGGGGGAGTTCCGGCAGTACCTGGCCGCCCGCCGCGCGCTCCCTGCGGTCGTGGAGGGCATGGCCCGGGAGAGTGGCTGGTCCTCCACTACGACGCCGACGCGTGGGGCTCGGTCGGTCCCGCGCGCGCCAGCCTGGAAGAGGCCCGGCTCCGGCAGCGACAGCTTGCCGAGCGGGTCCCCACGCTTCCCACGGCAGTCGTCCGGAAGACCACGACCTACGAGATCGAGGAGCAGCGGTGAGCGACGACCTGAACGGCCGCCTGCAGGCCGGCATCGAGCAGGCGCAGCGCGGCGAGACCCACGACCTGGGCGACTTCGTCCCGTACATCGACGACGAGCAGGTGCGCGTCACCGCCCGTCCGGACGGCACAGCGATGATCTGGCTGCCGTCCGTCGACTACCTCGACACGATCGGCGGCTACTCCGCCGAGGTCGCCATCAGCCGGGAGCACGCCATGGAGCTGTTCCAGGCGCTCGGCAAGTTCCTGTGCACGCACGAGCAGACCGACTACGAGGTGTTCTGGCGGCACGGCTTCGACCAGAAACCCAGCCCGGAGGAGGCCCGGGAGTTCGCCCGTGAGAAGGCCGCCGAGCACCCCGGCCACGAGACGTACGCCCGCTACCAGGTCGGCCGGACGTTCGCGGACGGCAGCGAGTGGTACGGGCCGTGGCTGCGGCTCGACCCGGAGACGAAGGAGGAGCAGGCGTGACGATCCGGATTGGCCTGGACGCCTGGTACCCGGCGCAGCACGGCATCGGCTACGCGGGTACCGAGGGCCTAGCGCGTGGCGTCATCGTCATTCTCAAGCGGGAGCCCTACCGTGTCGTCGAGACCCGGGAGGTGGACCCGGCGAACTGGCCCGGCGCCTACCTGGAGAAGTGGACCGAGGCAGGCTGCCCCGATACGGCGACGTGGCGCTACCGGCCGATCATCCTGGTCCTGCGCGACGAGCGCGACGACACCGCGAAGGCCCTGCACGTGCAGTGCCCCGCCTCGACGACATGGAGGACCCTGCCCGAGCACTACTTCGTGTGCCGCCGCTGCGGGGAGATCCCGCCCTGCCGGGAGGTCCACAACGAGAGAATCGCGGAGCAGGCCGCGGAGCGGTTCGAGGAGCGGATGGCGATCATGCCTGGGTGCTGCCACTCCTGCCGGGAGCCGATCACCAGCCGCCAAAAGTTCCACCGGTTCACCGGCCCGAACCTCATCCGCCCCGACCTCGGCGACGACTCCGCCATCTTCCACCTGCGTGGGTCCTGCCGATCCGGCCGGGACGCCTACGACAAGCGGTGGGCCGAGGCTGCGCCCGGCCGTCGGCGCAGCTTCTACTGCAACGGGAGCGTGGCCCACCACCACGACGGCACCTCATCGTGCAGCAACCCGGAGTGCCCCAGTGCCGAGGTCCGCCACCGGAGCGCGGAGTGGCACCGGCCCGGGGTCTACGGCATGGGCTGCTCGTGCGTGTCCGGAGACCTGACCGCTCGCATGCAGGACGCCAGCGACAAGGAGGAGGGGTGACCGCCCGCGAAGCCCCCTGGTCCATCCAGGCCCCCTGGTCCGAGGACCAGGTCCGGAACCTCAACGCCTTCCAGCGGTCCGGGCGCATGCACCCGTTCACGTGCGGATGGCGCAGCGAGCACGGCGGCGAGGGGATCCTCGTCGCCACCGCGGCCGGCTGGGAGTGCCCCGCCGACGGCTGCGAATACCGGCAGACCTGGGCGCTGCCGTTCATGGCCCAGCCGCTGCCGCCGCTGGACCCGCACGACCTGATGGCGCGCGCCCGGGAGGAGAACGAGCGCGGCCGCCAGGCCGTCATCGCGATCGCCCGGATCAGCTCCCTGCACCGGCCCGTGCAGTACATGAGCGTGACGATCTGCGACCACTGCTCCGTGCAGCGCTCCACCGGGCCCCGCACGTGGGAGCGGATCGCGATCATGCCGCACCCGTGCCAGACCATCGAGGCCATCGAGGGGGAGCTGTGACCGGCGAGGAGTGTGCGGGAGGCTGCGGCCAGCCCCTCACCCAGTGGCAGCGCAGCGAGGACGGCCGTCAGTGGCACCCGAGGTGCGTCCCGCTCGGCACGCCGATGATGGGCGCCCGCCCGGCGCCGGCCGACGACCGGCCCGTCGACACCGTGGACCCGGGAGACACGCTGTGACCGGGCCCCGCATGACCACACCCGTGAGGATCGTCCTCGCCACGCTCCACGCCAACGATGGCCCGATGTACGGCCTCGAACTCGCCCGGGCGACCGGCCTGGGTGCCGGGACCGTGTACCCGCTGCTGCACCGCCTGGCGGGCGCTGGCTGGGTCGCCTCGGTGGACGAGTTCGGGCCGCATCCGAGCAGACCTGCCCGCCGCTTCTGGGCCGTCACAGAGAAAGCCCCACGGCCATGACCGGCCCCGACCAGCTGCCGCTCCCCACCGAACCGGTGCGGGAGCGGCTCCGCGTGCGGGTCAATTGCCGCCGCTGCCACCGCCCCCTGCACGACCCCGAATCGCGCACGCTGCGCCTGGGCCCCGAGTGCCGCGCTGGAGACGAGCGGACGACCCGGCACGATGTCGACCAGGACACGCTGCCCGGCGTGTAGTCAAGTCGCGCCACTCGGTGACGGACTATCAGCTACCCTCGCGCCCGTGAGCACCAAGCGGACGCCGATCCTGTGCGTCATCTGCAATAAGCCGGCCCACCGCGAGGACCGCGTCCGGACCCGTAAGGGCGGCCACACCCACCGGTCCTGCCTGGAGCGGGCCACCCGGGCCGGACGTGCCGGGGCCAGCCTCGCACCCCCGGTCCCGCCGAAGCGGGCACCGCGGCCGCGGCGTGAGCAGCCTGCCGCGCCCGGGCCGGCCGCCCCGGCGCAGCGCCGCGGGCCCGGCAGCCCGTCCCGCTACGCCGGGCAGTGCCCGATGTGCCAGAAGCCGTACCCGGCGCAGACGCTGGTGTCGAAGATCTTCGCCGGGTGGGCGCACACCTCGTGCGTGTTCCCCGACAGTACCCGGCAGCTGAGCCCCGGGGCTCAGTCGTTCCTGGACAACAAGAACGCGGTGCTGTCCGGGGAGACCTTCCGCGGACAGAAGCCGTCGGCCTGGCGCCGGAAGTAGGCGGAGCTGCTGGGGCTTTCCCGTAGCTCTCTCGGGTGACTTCTCCCTCCCCCTTGCACTTTGATGGACTATCCATCATAGTTAGGGGTGTCGCCACCGAGGGAGGGAACCCCGATGAACACCACCACCGCCAACGCCGCCGCGCAGGCCGGAGTCACCGTCCGCACCATCCAGGCCTGGTGCCGCACCGGCGTCGTCGACGCCGTGAAGCAGGCCGGCAAGTGGGTCATCGACACCGCCTCCCTCGCCTACCGCATCGGCCTCCCCGCCCTCCTCAAGCCGGCCCGCAAGACCGTCACCCTCACCGCCGAGATGGTCATCGCCCTCGGCGGCCGCCGCTGGCAGAAGAACGGCATGGACCGCGTCTACCTCAACGACTGGACCGGGTTCGCCGGCATCGAGATCGACCGCTACCGGTCCGGCAACGTCGCCAGCGCCTCCATCGGCGGACGGAGCATCGCCAACGGCCGCGTCGCCGACATCATCGGGAAGATCGCCAAGGTCTGGTTCGACACCGCCGACGGCCTCCTCCACATCACCGGCTGGGACCACGACGCGGTCGAGGTCCGCTACCTCGACGGCGAGCGCACCACCATCAACCTCGCCGCCCTCATCCGCACCGGCATCAACACCGCCGCCGCAGCCCTCTGACCACCCACCACCGCGAGGAGAACCCGCCATGACCACCACCACCAGCTACGGCACCTGGCTCAACCACCAGAAGCACACCCTGACCGTCGAGCAGGCCATCACCGACGCCATCAGCGGCGGCGACAGCGACTGGCTGGAGCGCATGGACACCAGCGGCGCCTGCGACAACATCGCCTCCGACTACCGCAACGCCATCCAGGCCGCCCTTCCCGACGGCCTGTGGCTGACCGGCGACGAGTTCATCGGCCTCCACCACAGCGACCCCAGCTACACCGACGCCCTCGCCGAGTTCGACATCACCACCGCCATCGACGCGGTCGACCTGTTCGCCATCGTCGAACGCTGGGACGTCGACAACGAGTGGACCCTCGACCAGGCAGCCGACCGGATCGACGCCTCCAGCACCAAGTACGCCGACACCGTCCTGCGCCGCTGGGGCGTCAAGGCCGCCGGCCGCCAGCCCGGCCGCGGCGGCCAGAACCTCTACCCCGCCTACGACGTCATCACCGCCATGAACAGCCGCCCCGGCCAGGGCGCCCGCACCGACCTCAAGGACGCGGAGTGACGTCCGGGACCACAGGGGTGTGCGCAGCTGCCGACCGCGGCTGCGGCACCGCGACCGGCTGGCGCAACAAGGGCCGCTGCCCCGCCTGCCGCGCCGCCCACAACGAGGACACGGCCCGGCGTCGCCGCCGGGCCGGGGCGCCCCCCGCCGAGGCCGTCGACCGGTACATCGCACTCCTGCAGGCCGGCACGGACCCGACCGAGGCCGCCCGAACCGTCGACATCCACCCCCGCAAGGCCGCCAGCCTGGCACAGGACGATCCCCGCGTGGCTGCCGCCCTCGACAGCCTGCCGGAATCGAAGCTCGCCCGGCAGGCCGCCTACCTGACCGCGCTGCTGGCCCGCCGAGGTGTGCCGTCTCTCGCCCAGGTCGACGCCAGTGTCACGTACGCCACCGTCACCCGGTGGCGGGAGGACCCGGTGTTCGACGCCGCCCAGGGCGCCATCCGGAAGCTGTTCACGGGCCGGGCGATCGTGCAGCGGGCACACCGGCCGGTCAGCGAGGCCCAGTACGAGGCGTACCTGAATTGCCTGCAGGAAGGCGCTACGCATGCCGAGGCCGCCCGGCGCAGCGGGTGCGGCAAGAGCAGCGTCGGCTATCGGGCCGCCCAGGACCCGGAGTTTGCCGCGCGGCTGCATGCGATTCGGCGACCGGTGCCGCGGAGGAGGAAGCCGCGGGCCGAGGTGGACGGCGACGCGCTGCGGGCGGTCTGGGCGGACACCTCCAGGACCATCGCGTCGATCGCCGCCGAGTTCCGGATGACGTCCGGGCAGGTCTCGATCCGGGCTCGCGAGATGGGCCTCCCGCCGAGGAAGGGAAGCCGGCGCGCGGCGTCCGACCGCACCTGAGCACTCCGCCTGTCGTACCGGCCCGCTACGGTGTTCCTGCGGTCGCCGTTCACGCGTCGGACCGCATGTCTGCCGGGACCAGGCCTGGCCCGCTGTCGGGCCCTTCCACCCCCAGGGGTGGCTGAAGCCCCCGGAGACGTCCGCCTTGAGTCCCTGCCCCAGGTCGAGGGGGCAGGGACTCTCGCGGTAGTCACAGCGTTTGCACCGGCTCCACATCAGCCGGGAGCGGTCGCGTTCCCCTGAAGGAGCCGATCCGTTCGAGGTCGACCAGGAGATGGATCTCTCGACAGTCGTAGGCCCATCGGGCGACAGCGCCGTCCATGAAGAGGTGCATGAACGTACGGCTGGGCAGGGTGTAACCGACCTCCAGCGGAACCGAGAGCGGACGTATCTCGAACGGGGCTTGGACGGCGCCGTGGAGTGCATGGACATGCAGCACCTGAACGGCCGTGCTGCGCCATGTGGTCACGGGTTCGACCCATTCCAGGGCCCCGTCACTGTCGGCACCGTTCTGAGTCATGTCGAGGCGTGCCACGAAGGGTGCCGGGAGATGGCGAAGCCGGGCGGCGTTGCCGACGCGGTCAGCGTCCGGGCCAGGGGTCGTACCGATGGGGATACGCCGGCGGGCGACCTTCCCCGAAGCGAGCCGGGACACGACGCTGGTGAACGCTGCGACTTGGTGCGTCGGCCAGTAGGCGGGATCCTCTCGGGTCTGCCCAATCGCGGAGACGAGCCAGCTGCCGCAGTCGCGGGCGCGCAGGCGGGAGGCCATGCTGTGCAGGTCTCGGGCCTGGTCGGGATGGGCGAGCATGTCGGCGAGCTCGTCTTCTGCTGCCTGGTCGTGGATGGTGCGGCCCATGCCAGCTCTCCTCATGCGGTGAAGACGTCGTCGGCGGCGTCGATGTAGTCGCGGTTGCGCTTCTCCGCGTCGCGGCGTTCCCGGTAGGCGATCGTGGTCTTCGGGTTGTCGTGGTCGGCGAAGGCCTGGACCTCCTCCAGAGGGATGCCGTCGTCGAGCATGTGCGTGATCCGGGAGGCGCGCAGGACGTGCGGGGTGACGTCCTCTCCGGCGAGCAGGCCGGCCTTGCGGCCCATGCGGGTGAGCAGGTAGTCGACGTCGTGCCGGGACAGGCGCCGGCCGTCGCGGTCCAGGAGCAGCGGACCGTCGGTCCGGTCGCCGACGTGCGCGAGGAGGAGGTCGGTGACGCGCGGGGAGAGGGTGAAGATGCGCTCCTTGCTCTCCTTGCGGGTGAGGTCGATGGCGAGGCGGTCGTCGCGGCGGCGCAGCTTGTCGACGCCGGCGTTGCACATCTCGGAGACGCGGCCGGCCAGGGTGTAGAGGAGGCGGCAGACGAGCTCCTCGAAGTCGTCGTCGGCGGCTTCGGCCAGGCGGCGGATCTCGTGCTTCTCCAGGACGGGCGTGGAGTTGGAGGTGCGGCCGGTGTCGATCTTCGGCCGGTCGTCCTGGGTGACGGGGTTGCGCGGCAGGTCGGTGCGTTCGGCGGCGTAGCGGTGCAGGGAGGAGAGGGAGTTGAGGTAGCGGGCGATGGTGCGCGGTCGGGCGCCCTGGGCTTCGGCGCGCAGGCGCCAGGTGCGGATGTCGTCGGCGGTGAAGCAGCCGAGGGAGAAGCGGTCGTGGCCGAGCTCGCGGGCGTAGCCGGCCCAGACGCGGCGGATGTCGTCGGCGTAGTTGCGCTTGGTGTCGACGGAGCCGCGCCGGGTGGAGGTGAGCCAGTCGAGGGTGAGGAGGAACGTCTCGGGGGTGAGGCACTCGGCGAGGAGGTCGAGGCGCTCGCGTTCGGGGTCGGTCTTCTTGCGGCCGAGGCGCACCGTGCCGAGGTCTGCGCGCAGGCGTTCAAGGACGAGGTTGACGATGGGGGCCGCCGGCAGTGCGACGGCGGTCTGTTCGCGCGGTGCGATGACCTGATCCATGGCCACCATTGTATCCGCATAAGTGAACGTTATGCGGAATCGCAGGGTGCTCGTCCGAGTGAATGCCGGACTAAGGGTGTTCTGACGAGCGGTCAGGCGCTACGCTGCCCTCGTCAGAACAACGTTAGATCACGTCTGTTACTACGGGAGCAGTCATCAAAGCCACCCTCATCCTCGAAGACATCGACCCCGGCGACCTGGACCGCATCCGCGACTTCATCGCCCCCTACAACCCCACCGTCACCATCGCCGACGACAACACCTGGACCGGCGACCGCATCCAGCGGTACTACCTCGCCCTCCCGCCCCGCGCCCAGCGCATCCTGGAGGAGGCCGTCGCCCGCGATGGCTACGTGCCCGCCGACGCCCTGCGTGGCGACGACGGCACCGCGAGCCTCAAGGGACACAGCGCCGGCCTCAAGCGCATCCTCGACCGCGGCATCCGCGAAGGCTGGCTCCCCCCGGGCATCAAGCCGCCCGTCCAGGCCGAAGGCCCCGGCTTCGGCAAGGTCGGTGGCTACACCGTCCCCAGCGGCCTCCGCGACGACTTCCGCGACACCGTGCTCGCCCTCCCCACCAACCGGCGCGCCACTCTGAGCCAGGAGATCACCCACCGGGGCCCCGAGGTGAACTGGACTGCCCCGCTCGCAGTCGAAGTCCTCGCCGCCTACGGCCTCGACACCGACACCAAGGGCGCCCGCGCAATCCTGCGCCACCTCGCCGACACCGGCCTCATCATCAAGACCGGCCCCGACCGCGCCACTTACCGCCTCAACACCGAACAGTGAGGAACCCGTGACCACCACGCTCGCGCCTGCCCTGCTGCTCCCGACCGGCGACCCGAAGCCCGTCGAGAAGGCCGTCGTCGAGGGCATCATCGACGACTTCGAGCCCGAGACGTTCCTGTGGATCGTCTTCCACCGGCCCGACGGCGGTGCCCGCGTCTGGTACGCCTGGACCACGGGCGGCGTCCCCCTCGGCGAGCACATCGACCAGCACGCCCTCGCCGCCGGGTTCGACGCCTCCGACTGGCTGCACATCACCGGCCGACACCGCACCGACCACCACCGCGGACGGATCGAGACCCAGGCCCACCCGCTGCGCCCGATCGAGGCGGACCTCCGCAACGGCGTCCGCGCACCGGAGAACGAGCGGGACAAGCTCCGTCGGCTCATGAACGTCGCACGCGAGACGGCCGGCCAGCCGCCGCGACCCGGCACCACCGTCCCCCGATGGATGGGCGTCGGGCCCACCCTGCTCAACCGAAAGAACTGAGGAGAGACCATGGCCACGATCTACGGCATCTGGGACCCGGTGAAGGACCAGCCCGGCCCGGTCAACAACAAGTCCTGGATGGAGTGGTGGCCGTCCATGCGCGCCGCCCACGACTCGATGCGCGCCCGCCTCTACCCCGGCGGCGCCGTCACCGCGGTCGACCCGGCCCGGCACGTCCACCGGGAGGACCGGCCGGACGCGCAGTGGGGCGGCAGCATCGCCCAGTCCTGCATCTACCTGTACGACACCCCGGACTCCGACAAGCCCTACGGTCTGGTGGAGTTCGGCCCTCGCGCTGGCGTCCAGTTCCACCGCATCACCGAAGAGCCGCGCACCGTCACCCTCACCCTCACCTGCGACGGCCGCGAGTTCCACAGCCGGGAGATCGTCGTCCACCCGTGGCACCTCCACAACGGCGCCCGCACCGAGGACCACCGGTGGGCAAAGTGGCTCGGCCCCGCCACCGACCTCAGCCTGCGCCTCCTGGACGTCCTGCCGCCCGACCCGTACGAGATCACGGCCACCGCTGCCGACACCGCCACCGGCGAGCAGCTCGCCGCCGCGAACATCCAGTGAGGATCACGCCATGAGCCGTGAAGTACGCCGCGTCCCCCTCGACTTCGCCTGGCCCATCGACCAGGTCTGGGACGGCTACCAGATGCCCACCAGTCTGCAGGCGGACCGCTGCCCCGACTGCTCCCGGGGCATGACGGCCGCCCGCGAGTGGCTCGACACGCTGTGCACCCGCATCGACATGCTCGCCTCCGACATCACCAACCAGCGGCGCGGCCGCCCCATGCACCCGTGGCTCGCGCAGATGCCCTACCCGGCGCACTCCGCATTCGTCTACGACGACGAGGGCCGGACCGTCGGCCAGCCGCAGATCCTCCGGCCGTCCGCCGACATCCTCGACCTCGTCGCCGGCCTCAGTGACGAGAGCCCGGAGTGTCTGACCAACCCGATGCGCGGCAGCAACTACAAGCTGACGTGGAAGGTCATCGAGGCCGCCGGACTCGACAACACCACCTGGGGCATCTGCCCGACATGCGCCGGCTACGCCTCCGTCGAGAAGTACCCGGGCCAGCGGGCCGAGGCCGAGACGTGGGAGAAGTCCGACCCACCGACCGGCGAAGGCTGGCAGCTCTGGGAAACCGTCAGCGAGGGCTCCCCGCAAAGCCCGGTCTTCGCGACCGCCGACGGGCTCGCCACCTGGATGTCCGACCCCGCCCGCGGCGAGGACTGGGTGCCACCCGCCACAGCCGCCGCGTTCATCAAGGCCGGCTGGGCACCCACCGGCGCACACAGCGCCGCCACCGGCGTCATCAGCGGAGTCGAACTCGTAGGCCACCACCTCGACGACCCGACCAACCCCGCGTAGCCCAAAGAGGCAAGGTGTCCCCGCCGCATTCGACCTGCGGCGGGGACACCGCCATTGTCTACCCTGGTGGTCATGACGACCACGGTGCCCGCCCAGCTCGACGCCGACCTGCAGGCCCTCCGCGACCGCGCCGCCGCCGACCCCACCATCGGCACCTCCAAGCACCGCATCGACCGCCTCACCACCGTCGTCTCCATGCTCAAGCGCGCAGCCGCCGACCTCGACCCCCAGCAACGCGCCAGCGTCGACGCACTGCTGCGCCCCGACGTCATCGGCCACCCCGACCAGCCCGACACGATCCTCGGCCGGGCCATCGACGGCCGCTACCGCACCCGGCCCAACCCCGACCCGCTCACCGCCGCCACCCAACGCGCACTCATGGACGGCCTCGCCGACCTCAACCGCGCCCACGGCCGGCCCCCCTACTGGTGGCAAGAGCCCGGCAACCGCTACCGGCCCGCGCTGCGCCCCTGGTCCGGGCACACCGAAGAACCGATGACACCCGGTGCACACCGGGTGCTGCGCCGCGCGCTCAGCCGGCCGTACCCGGACCCGGCACGGGAGGCGTTCCGGCTGCGGACCCTCGCGATGCTGGAGGTGCTGTGGGACACCGCGGTCGAGCCGGAGGGCCTGGTCGCCGCGGACACCACCGACCTCGTCGACGGGGTGGAGGAGATCGAGCTGACGTTCAACCCGCCCGGCCGGACCGAGGCCGTCACCGCGACGGTGCCGCTCGGCCCGTCGGCGCGCGCGGCGCTGCGGCTGTGGCTGCCGGTGCGGCGCCGGGTGGTGGCCGAGCACCTGGTGGCCGGCCCGGACCATCCCGCGAACCAGGCCCTGTTCGTCACGCTGCGGGCGACGACCGGCACCTACCCGGACACGGGGCTGCCGCGGCTGGTCCCGCCCGGGCTGCGGATCACCCGCGGGGGCCTGCTCGTGAGCTACCGGTCGACCGCGCGGCGCCTCAACGCCGAGCACCACGGGCAGAAAGGCTGGCCAGTGCCGACGAGCCTGTACCTCATCACCCGCGGTGCGGCCCAGACCTGAGCCGGGGAGTTGTGCAGCCGTAGGTGCCGGAGAGCAGGGGGCGGCAGATGGGCCAGGATGCCCGGGGAGGTTCGGGAGGCATCGCGCCGCAGCCGGAACCGTCGGGGTTCTTGATCAACGTATTAGTTAGACGTTTCGTCGGACACGGCGGGACTCGAGAGCCCCTGCACTACTGGATCCTCCAGCGCATCTCCGCCCACAGCGTGGTCCCGGACGCGTCCAGTTCGTGCCCCATGCCGCTCGAGAGCTCCCGAACCAGACGAAGGCCCGCGCCGTCGTCCGTGCCGGTCGCGGTGGCCGTGAGCTCGGCGACGGGGGTGGCAGTGGTGCGGCCGGCGTCGTGCACCTCGACCCGCAGCCACCTGTGGAAGGTCCGCACCTGGACGGAGAGGGTGAACGATTCGCCTCCGTGCCGGAGCGCGGCCTTGGCGAGCTCCTCGACGATGCGGCCGGCGTCCCTGCGGACCTCCTCAGGCGCGAACGCCTGGAGTAGGCTGCGCAGGCTCCGGCGCGCGACGCTGACAGATTCGGGCACGCCGGGGAGGGTGATCATCAGATCAGGGTCGCCGTTCACTGCGCATTACTCCTACCCGGTCCACCGTCACGCAATTATGACGCACAGTGAACTGTATCGGTCCGGTTTGCGGTGTCCCGACACAGCCACAAAGCTGTGCCCAAAGCTGGATTCGGTGAAGAGGGCCCTCCATGGTGTTCGAGCAGTCATCCACGCCGCGGTACGTGGAGATTGCCGACGACCTGCGCGGGCGCATCAACCGGGGCGAGTGGGAGCCCGGCGACCCGTTCCTGTCGCATCAGGAAATCAAGGAGCAGTACGGGGTATCGAGCACCACGGCGGCCGGCGTGCGCTCCATCCTCCTGTCCCAGGGCATCCTCGAGCCGCGCCCCGGCGCCCGGATGACGGTCCGCCGGCCACCCGAGCGGCGTCGTATCGACCGCACCTCCGCCGCCCCCGAATCCTCCGCGCACCCCCTGCGCGAGCAGGAGATCACCGCCGGCCGGGCCGGTGAGTGGGCGAGCAAGACCCGGTGGGCCCAGACACCGCGGGAGATCGCCGAGCTGCTCCGCGTCGAGGCCGGGTCAAAGGCGGTCGTCACCGACTACCAGTTCCGGTCCGCCGGACGCCTCGTGCGCCTGGCCCGCTGCTGGGAACCGGACGCCCTCGTGGGCGGCACCGTCGTCCAGCTCCCCGAGGAGGGCCCGTACGCGGGCCGCGGCGTCGTGGAGCGCATGGAGGCGCTCGGGATCGGCCCACTGACCGTCCGGGACGAGCTGGTGGCGTGCCCCGCCAGCCATGACGAGGCGCAGCTGCTCGCGGTAGGGCTCGGTTCCCCCGTGCTGAGGGCGACTCGGGTCTACACGGGCCCGGATGGCCGGCCGGTGCACGTGGAGCAGTCCGTGGTGCGCGGGGAGACGTCGTCGATGATCTACCGGCTGTCGGCGGGCTGAACGCACGAAACCGCCCCGCCCCCAGGCGGGGGCGGGGCTGCGGTGTCAGACACCAGTTCGGTTGTACTCCTCCACCAGAGGATGCGGCGGCACGGGTTCGATGTGTGCGTCCCGCATCTGTGCGGCCCACCTGTCGCATGTCACGGCGAAGGCGCGGAGCAGCGATTCGAAGCGGCTCTGGCGTTGGCGGAGCGCCCCGTTCTCGGCGTCCACCCGGTCGACGGTGGCCTGCAGGACGGCGAGGTCGACCGATTTGGCTTGTGGGCCGGCGGCCACGAGGGCCGCCGTGCGCTGTGCTTCCGCTGTGGCGACGGCGGCCACGCGGGTTGCGCGCGCGGCGAACCACGCGGCGAGAGGTACTCCTGCTGCGGCAAGGACTGTGCCCAGCGCCGCCCACGTTCCAGCGCTCACACGCTCCTCCTGTTCGCCGCGCGGCGCTGGGGGACGCTGTGCTCAGGCACGGTGCTGGCCCACAGGATGACGCCGACGTGGCTGGTCATGTACCAGATGAAGATCCAGATGCCGCGGGTGTACTCCCCCGTGGCTGCCGCGACGCCGTAGGCGAGCGCCCACAGCAGCGGGGCGATGATGGCGGCGGCGAATCCCGCTCCGTCCCGGCCGACTTGCAGGAACGCCGACGACGCTGTGACGATCCCGGCGATGATCCACACCCAGGCCCAGCAGTGCAGTGGGGCGTAGCGGGTGAGCAGGCCGAGGCCGATCCCCGCGGACGGGGTCACGATGAACGAGGCGCCCCAGCAGACCTTGCCGATGCCGAGAATGAGGAGGGGTACGCCGCGGCGGCCCAGGTGCCGGCACAACACGCGGGCCGCCACGGCGCGCACTCAGACCTCCCTGAGGGGGATCGCCGCCGGCGTCGGTTCGGCCGGCACCGGCGCGGTGACCTGGGTGCGGACGAACATGGCGATGGCCACGCCGACGGTCGACAGGATGGTGGCCTGCAGGTCCGCGGACATGTGCAGGCCGAACCCTACCGAGAGGGCGAGCGAGCCCTGGGCCACGCCGAGCAGGGCGGCGGACATCCCGTCGTGCACGATTCGTGCGACCACGAGCCCCACGATGGCCGCGATCAGGGCGTTGATCAGGGACTGCTGGTCGACGCTCAGGTGGAGCCAGAAAGCGCCGATCAGCTTGACGAGGCCTGCGGCGAGGGCGAGCCAGAGGGCCGGTTCACGGCCGAGGATCTTGGGCATTGTCAGATTCCTGTCAGGTGAGGTTGTCGGTGCGGAACGCGGCGGTCCAGGTGTCGTGGCCGACGAGGCTGTCCTGTTCCTTGGGCTGCCCGGGGAACTTCTCCCGCTGGAACTCCAAGGTGATCGCCTGGGTCTTGTTGCCGAAGTAGCCGTCCGCGACGCCGATGCCGGACCAGCCGCGGTCGCGCATGCGCTGCTGGTACGCCTTGACGTTCGGGTCGTAGTGCTGCGGCGCGTAGCCCATGACGTATCCGGGATACGGCTTGAGCAGGGCCGGCGGCTTCGGTGCGGGCACCGGGGAAGGGGCTGGCGCGGGAGCGACGCCGAACAGGTCGGGCATCGGGCCGGGGTCGGTGTGGTCGTTCTCCGGGACCTGACTGTGGCCATAGTGGCCGCTGGCGCTGTTCCAGATCGCGGCGTTGCGGTGGCTGTTCCAGTCGGGTGCGCCCATGGGCCACACGTCCGGGACGCCCCAGGACCGGAGCCACTCGACGATCCCGTCGAGACCGACGAGGGGGGTATCGCGCAGGGTCGGGTAGACCTTGCCGTCGAACCGGCAGTAGGGGAAGAACAGGGACTCAATCTGGATGCAGACGTTGCCCTTGCGGTTCGTCTCCACCCCGCCCGGGGCGTTGACCACGGACTTGCTGAACTGGTTGGCGGGGTGGAACTGCGCGACCCGCCCCGTGAAGGGATCCCACAGCACATGCGGCGCCACCCCCGCGCCACCACCCGCGAAGTACGAGGCGAGGCTGTCGAACGGCAGCAGGTCCGCCGGCGCGGCCGCAGTGGCGTTCCGGTCCCAGGTGATGTGCCAGATCGTGCGGGCGCCGCCGTCGCCGGCCATCGCACCGGACGTCAGGTCGTGGCGCTCGGCGCCGGGCAGGTACAGGTCGGGCATGTCAGGTCTCCTTGCCGGTCAGCCACGCCTCAGCGGCCTTGATGAACGCCTTGGTCGCGGTGATGAACGCGCGCAGTGCTGCGGCGAACGCGCCGGACGCCGCGGGGGCGGGAGCCGGTACGGGTGCGGGCGGCGTCGGAACAGGCACCGGCTGCGGGACCGGGTTGGGCTCTCCGGTCAGGGCCGCGAAGGTCTGGCCGAACGCGGCCAGGTCGAAGCCCGCTGCGCCCACGCCGGTCTTCGGGTCGACGGAGTCGGGGCCGAAGATGACCCAGGCTTCCTCGACGTACTTCTTGAAGAACGCCCAGGTCATGCGCTGGACCTTGCCCCAGGTGACGCACTCGAGACCGGTCTCGTCATAGGCGCCGATCGTGATGCAGTGGCCGCCCTCGAGTCGGGCACCGCGCACCACGTCCCACGTCTCGCCCGCGTTGAACTGGTCCATCGCGGAGCCGGGGAAGTTGATGCCGACGTAGATCTGCCCGAACAGGCTGATGGCCTGCTTGACCTCGTCGAGGTTCGCCGGGTCGACTTTGGCGAATGCGAGGATCTTCTCGCCGAGGAAGCCGTGCTTGCGCCAGTAGTCCAGGACGTCCTGGCAGACGGCGCCCTGGTCGGTCGGGTTGCTGCCAGACGGGCCGGCGTTGGGGTCGAACCCGGTGATGGCGCTGTAGAAGGCGAGGGCGTCGGCGACGGTGACCTTCAGCACGGTGCGCTGGTTGATGTACACGTCGCCGATGCGCTTGTGGGCGACGCCGGCGCAGGTGCAGTCCCCCCAGATGTCGTTGCCGAGGACGCCCCACGCTGCCTCGGGCACGGGGTACAGCCAGTCGACGGACGGCGGCGGGGCGGGGAGTGTGGCGGGGAGGAACGTTCCGAGCCGCAGGTGCGGTCGGGCGGGCTCGGCCGGTCGGCGGCCGCCGCGGAAAGTGGTGGGCACAGGGCCTCCAGGTCAGTTGCAGGTGAGGGGTGCGAGCGCGGGGCGCCAGAGGCCGCCGTCACCGGTCGAGCCGTACGCGGGGCGGAAGGTGAGCGGCTCCAGGTGCTGCCCGGCGCCGGTCTCGTTCGGGGTGCCGCGCCAGAGGTTGACCTTCTGCCAGGGCACGCCGTCCATGACGCTCACGCCGTCGACCTGGCCGCCGCAGCTGTTGGCGCTCCACATCCGGCGGCCGTAAGCGAGGGAGCCGGCGCCGACGTTGACCGGGGCGGTCCAGGGGCCGAGCTGGGCGGGGGCGGTGGCGTAGCCGGCGGGCGCCCCGGTGCAGTAGCCGCAGCCGGGGTCGGAGAAGGTCATCACCCAGGTGCCGGTGGTCGGGTCTTTCCAGCCGCCCATGGCCTCGACGCCCTTGAGGCCGGCGACGTTGGTGGAGCCGGTGCCGGATCCGTCGGCGCCCCAGTAGCCGAGGCGTTCGATGCCGAGGCCGGTGGTGCCGGCCATTGGGCAGAGCAGCGCCGGGGGCTGGCCGCCGTCGGCCGGGAGGAACCCGGCGTCGCCGTTGGCGCCGTTGCACTGCGTCAGGCCCGGGCGGTGGGTGGTCCCGTACGGGGCGCCCGCGGAGGCGCCGCACGGGCCCGCCGGGCCGTTGCAGCCCATCGCCATGTAGGCGTGCTGCGCCCCGCCGTTGCTGTAGTACCAGGGGGCGTTGAACCACAGCACGAACACGCCGTCGTTCGGGCCCCAGCCGACGCGCTGGATCATCCGCGGCGTGAAACACCCCTGACCGGTCGCGCCGCAGGTGGCCTGGTAGGTCTTGCCGGGGTTGTACGGGTCGGGCGCGGTCGGGGAGAACAGCGTGACGGGCGTCGACCAGGGGCCGGACAGCGACGGCGCGGTGCTCACCCCGAACCCGCACCAGGGCGTCCCAGCCGTGTACCAGGAGAATCCGCACGAGTACATCGACCCGTACCAGTAGTACGTGCTGCCGAACTTGGTGATCTGCCCGTCGTGCAGGTCCACGCCGGCGATGGTGACGGGGTCGGGCAGCGGGTCGGCGGCGGCCGTGCCGGGGGCGGGTGCGGCGCCGAGGGCGACGGCCAGGACGAGCAGGAGGGCCGCGAGGGCGCGGCGGATGCGGGTCACGATGCCTCCGGGCATGGTGAAGCCCCCGGCCGGACGGCTCGGGGGCTGGTGAGGGGCGGTCAGTTCTGTTCGCCGCGCACGTGGTGGATGCCGACGGTGATGGGGCCGGAACCGCCGGTCAGCTGGGCCTCGATGTCGACGGTCATGTCGGTGTTGATGGCCGCGCCGTGCGCGATCGGACCGACGGTCCACTGCGCGAGGCTGGTGGTGGCGACGACGGTGGAGCCGATCTGGGTGCCGTTGACCTTGACCCGGAGGTTGCCGGTCGATCCGGCGCCGGCGAGGATCCAGCCGGACGCGGCGAGCCTCGGGTTGCGGGTGTCGGCGTAGCCGCGCCAGAGGATCTCGTAGGCGGCGCTGGTGGTGGTGAGCATGTTGCCGGACTTCGCCGGGTACATGGGCACGTCGAAGTAGGGGCGGGCGAGGCCTTGGCCGGCGGGGTCTTCGAGGATCAGGGTGTTGCCTGCGGCGTCGCGGACGAGGAGGCCCTGCGGGTCGGCGCTGATCCACAGCCGGACGGTGGTGCCGTCCGCGGACAGGACCTGGATCGATCCGTTGCCGGTGATGGTGAGGGCGCCGGCGCCGATGCTCGCGGCTTCGAGGCGGCGGGCCGCCCGCAGCTCCTTGACGTCCTGCTGCAGCGCCTTGATGGCCTTCCAGATGTCGCCGGGTGCGGCGGGCAGCATCGCGGTGCGCAGGGGCATCAGCTGTCCTCCAGGAGGATCGGGGAGAGCCGGTTGGCGCCGGGGTCGAGGTCCCAGCCGTAGGCGCGGGCGACGCGGTCGATGCCGAGCGGGTGCCGGGGGCTGGTGACGATCTGGACGCGGACGTTGTCGCCGAGGCCCCAGTCGCTGCCGACGTGGGGGGAGGCGGATGCGGCGGCGCTGACGGTCCAGGAGCGGGTGCCGGTCTGCATGAGGGCGAGGGCTTCGGCGGCGTGCGCGTTGAGCTGGGTGGTGCTGGTGATGCCGGTGCCGGGGCTGGTGCGGTAGTCCCAGCGGCACCAGCCGCCGAGGATCAGGGCGGAGGCGACCTGGGGTGTGGACAGGGCTCGGGTTGTGCCCTCGCCCTCGCCGGTGGCCAGGACCTCGGTGGCGCCCTTGCCGTCCTCGAAGGACTCGGTGAGTTCGTACTCCGTGATGTTGCCGGGCATGTCGAACACGGCTTCCGGCTGCGGGAGCTGGGTGCCGATGGCGGGGTGGATCCGGGTGACGAGCTGCACCTGGGTCTGGGCGGCGTCCGCCCACACGGTGTCGATGGTGAGCTCCGGCGCGCCTGCCATACCGGCGAGGGTCTGCACCTGGGAGAGCACGGTCTTGTCGTCGCCGTCGGCGGTGGCGTAGTCCATCGTCGTGCCGGAGGCGACGGTGTCGAGGACCAGGGGCGGGCCGTCGGTCAGGGCGGGGGTGACGAGGGCGGCCATGATGCTGGACAGGTCGGTGGCGGCGGCGGTGTAGCTGCCGGGGTAGCGGCGGCCGAGGTAGCACTCGGGGGTGGCTGCGGCGAGCTGCAGCTGGTCGGAGGATCCGCCCTTGCGGGTCAGGGTGATGCCGGACCAGATCGGCTGGCTGGTGGCGGTGTCGACGGCGACCAGCAGGGTGCGGCCCGGATCGGTCGCGGACTCCCATTCGCGGGGGGCGCCCGAGATGGACATGCCGAACGTGGTGCTGGTGACGCCGACCAGGCGCCGGCCGATGACCTGGCTGGGGGTGAGGGACCGCAGCTCCTCGGCGACCCGGCCGGACTTGAGGTCGCACGCCAACCAGGCCAGCTCGACCGGTGCGCGCATCAGGCGGCCTCGTAGCTGAAGTCGACGACCGCGCGGTCGCTGACGGCCCAGGTGAAGGGCACGTTGAGGTTGCTGTTGGCGCCCGCGTTACCGGCGCCGGTGGGGGTGAGCAGGCGCATCACCGACTCCCCGTCGTTGATCCACGGGGTGCCGATCGCGGCGAAGCCACCGGAATTGTCGTAGGCCGAGAAGCTGCCGGCGATGCTCATCTGGTAGCTGCTGCGGCCAGCCACGGGCAGGGTCCAGGTCCAGGCACCCGTGCCGAAAGTCGTCGTGGAGCCGGCCACCATCCGGATGTTGCCCAGCACGGTCTTGCCGATGATGGTGTAGCGGGCGCTGATGTTGCCGTTGCCGATGGCCGGGTTGGTGCCGGTCGCGCACGCCCACGTCGGGGTGAAGGCCTGCCAGTCGCCCTGGGCGACCCACGCGGATCCGGTCCAGAACTCGGGCAGGCCCCGCACCGTGTTGTAGCGGGTCTGGCCGACGTAGGCACCGGAGATGGCGATGTCGGCGGCGCTGGAGACGGGCAGGATCCCGCCGGGGGCGACGGTGACCTGCCGCGCGGCGCTGGAGACGGTGGCCGAGCCGGTGCCACCGGCGCCGGTGTTCGGCACGGTGATGGTGGCCAGCGGGATGTAAATCTCGGTGCCACCCGGGGACGGTGCGACCGGCGAGCCGGACGGCGTGCCGACCAGGTACACGGTGTCGGCCTTGCGCAGGCCGGACGCGTCGACCGCGGTGTCCCAGACCCGCAGGTACACCAGGTCGATGCGGGAGAATGTCGCGTTGGCGGCGGACAGCGTGCCCGGGGACGACGCGGCGAGCTGCGCCCGGTACAGGCCCTGGCCGGACTTGTAGATGGTGGCGCTGCCGGCGGAGACGTTGACGGTGGTGCCGGCGAGGGTGACCGTGAGGCCCGGGTCGCCGGGGCGGATGCCGGCGCGGGCGCCCTGCGCGGTGCCGTCGGACATGACGAGCGGGAGGTCCATCTTGCGGAGTTCGGTCTCGTCGTAGCTGATGCTGGGCAGCCACAGGGGATCGGTGGGCATCTCGGCTCCTCTCTACAGCCAGGCGGCGCGGCAGGTGCCGGTGAGCAGGGCGGCGGGGTCGTAGGACGACGCTGACCACAGGAAGGTCAGCTGGCTGCCGGCGGGGATCTCCGGCCAGGTGCCGGAGAGGTAGCGGCGGCGGCTGGTGGTGCCGTTGAGGATGACGCTGTGCGCATCGCAGTCGATGACGAGGACCTCGCCGGCCTGGAGGGTGTCGGCGTAGGCGAGCTGGGTGACGGTGCCGTCCGGGCGCTGGGCGAGGATCGTCGGTGAGGCGACCGGCCCGGTGATGGTGAGGACCGGCCGGGTCGCGGCCGTTCCCGGGTTGGTGAGGACGACGGAGCCGGACACGGTGGTCGCGGTGATCGTGATCGGCAGTGTGATCGGCAGGCTGAGGCCGCCGGACACCGACGGCAGGCCCACGCTCTGGGACTGCAGCGTGGTCGCGTACTTGCGCGGGTCGGCGGCGGTCAGCAGGACCGAGTAGTTGGCGATGCGGTCGGTGGGCCGGTCGATCAGGACCCGGCCCGACCGGCGGACCGTGCACTGCCTGGGGGTGGTCTCGTAGACGACGAGCAGCGTGTCGTCGAGGGATGCGGCGGCCTGGAGGCTGTCGAGTGCAGCCTCCAGGGTTGCCTGGTCCGGGGCGACGATGGCGCCGCCCGCGGTGAGCACCCGGGACTGGAGGTACGCCTTGCCGGCCCAGGAGCCGTGGTCGGCCTGCCGGTCCGAGTACGAGGTGCGGACATCGGGGCTGTCCCAGCCGTCGAGCTTGGACAGGCCCCAGGCGGTGCCGGCGCCGTCCACCGCCCCGAGGCGGACGGCGCCGAGGTCGGCCTGGATCCCGCCGAGGGACGCACCGGGGGTGTAACCGGCCACGCGGGCCCCCTCTCTTTCAGCTGACGGTCTCCAGGTGCCGCAGCACGTCGGCGAGTTGCTCCTGCGCGGACTGCTTCGCCCCGTGCAGGTGGACGTGCTGGGTGCGGGACTGGTCGTAGGTGGCGCCGGATCCCCCCGCGCCGACGAGCTGCCGGGCGGGGATGAGGTCCCGCCCCAGCGGGGCGAGCTGCATCCCGAACCGCTCGGCGACTTGGGCGAGGATGCTCATGGAGCGGTCCCGCTTGCCCGGGGCGAGCGGGATGTAGGCCTCGCCGCCGGTCTCCGGTTCGGCCCACAGTCGCCAGGCGCCCGCAGGGGCGATCTGGGCGACGTGGTGCTCGCCGCCGGAGGCGAAGGAGCGGATGCCGCCCTGTCCGTAGCGGACGATGCCGCCGTCGGCCTCGGCGAGGCGGGCTTGGCCCTTGCCGCCGACGAAGATGGTCTCGCCGGTGATGGTGACCCGGACGGTGCGGCCCGTGATCCCGTTGATCATGTGTTGGATCGAGGTGGCCCCGTCGAAGGCGTCGTTCGTCGGCACGGTGACGCGGACCTTGCCGTTCGGCAGGTGGGTGACGGTGTACCCGATGGCTTCCAGGTCGCCGATGGCCTGCTCGTTGGGGGCCTTGACGTCGATGTGCTTGCCCGGCGGGACGTCCTCGACGGCCTTCTTGACGGCCTGCAGGTCGGCGATCGTCTTCAGCGCCTCGGGGTCGGTGACCTTGGTGGCCACCGTCTCGGGCACAGAGGCGTAGGCCGCGGTCAGGGAGTCGATCTGGTCCTTGGTGAAGTGGGCCTGCTGCATCGTCTGCTTGAGCATGTCGATGTCGTGGCCGAGGACGATGTTCGCTTCCTCGGTCGACCCGGTCTGCTTGGACACCGCCTCGGCGTGCTTCATGGCCGCCTCGGCCGCACTGAGGAAGGCGTCCTTGACGTTGCGGCCCTTCTCGGTGGTGATGTCCAGGCTGGTGCCGTTCTCCTGCACGGTCTTCTTGAGGTCGGCGAGCGAGGACTGCATGCTGATGGCGGCCTTGGTGGCGTCGATGTTCTTGCCGTTGAGGCCGTCCAGGGCGTCGGAGAGCTTCTCCGTCTCGGACCGGGTGTCCTTCATGTCGTCGGCCGTGGCGGTGGCCGCGCTTCCCAGCGCCTTCGTGCTGCCAGCCGCGTCCGCGGAGGCCTCGCCCTCGCGCTGCGCGGCCGCCACGGCACTGTTGACCTGCGGATTGAGGGACTTCAGGGCATCCTCGACCGAGGTGACCGACTTGCCGAGGTCGTCCTGCCCCGAGTTGGCGTCGCCGGCTGCCTGGGCGTAGTCCAGGGCGGCCTGCTTGGCCGGGCCGAGCTGGGCATTGACCCGCTTGAGGGCGTCCTCGTTGCCGAGGATCGCCGCAGTCAGGTCGGCGGTGTTGATCCCGAGGTCCTGCGCGGCCTTCAGCGCGCCGCGGGTCTCCAACTCGTGGGCCACCCACGCCTTCGTGTTGGAGCCGACTGCGGCGCCGTCCGCCTTAACCGCCGCGGTGAGGTCCTCGGTCTGCTTCTTCGCGTCCGAGTTCGCCCCGCCGAAGATGCCCAGCGCCACTGTGGCCACCGTGAGGGCGATCCCGAGCGGGCCCAGCGCGCGCATCGTGAGTGAGGCCGCGGTGGCCATCCGTGGCATCGTCGTTGCCAGTGTCGCGAGGGAGGTCTGGAAGGCGGCGATGCGCGGCAGCAGCAGCAGGAAGCCGCCGCCGACCACCGCGAGTGCGCCGCCGAGAAGGAGCAGGCCTGCGGCCGACGCCTGGGCCCAACCGGGCAGCGCCGCGTAGGCGGTAACGACCGCGTTGACCGTCTGGACCATCTCGCGGAGGATCTTGTTCGCCTCCGTGCCCGACTGGATCAGGGCCACCTCCAGGCTGCCCTTGAGGTACTGGAGGTCACCGGCGAGATTGTTCATCTGGACACCGGCCATCCTCGCGGCGGCCCCGTTGTCATCGACCGCCTTGCGGTACTCGGTGATGCCCAGCGAGCCCTGCTCGTACAGGATCGAGGCGGCACGGACCGCGTCCGAGCCGAAAATAATGCCCATGGCGGAGTTGCGGGCCTCGGGGGTAAGCGTGGCGAAGGAGCGCTGCATGCGGGCGGACAGCTCGGTCAGGCCAACGAAGTTGCCCTGCGCGTCGTACGCACTGAAGTTGAGCTTGGCCATCATGTTCGCGGCCTCGGTGGACTGCGGGGTCAACCTCTGCAGCATGGTTTTGAGGCTGGTACCGGCGTCAGAGCCGATCAAAGCATGATCGGCAAAAGCGGACAGGACAGCGACCGTGTCCTCCAGGGACAGGCCCGTCTGGTGCGCGAGCAGGCCGCCCATGCGCAGGGACTCGCCAAGTCCGTGCACGTCGGACGCCGACTTGTTGGCGCCGGCCGCCAGGACATCGGCGATGTGCGTGACGTCCGCGCCCTTCAGCCCAAACGTATTCATGGCCTGCGCCGCAATGGTGGCGCTCTCGCCAAGGCTCAGCTGCCCGGCCGCAGCGAGCGAGAGGGCACCGGTGAGCGCACCTCCGACGATGTCCGACACCGAGACACCCGCGCGCGCAAGCTCACCCTCCGCGTCGGCTGCCTGACTGGCGGTGAATGCCGTGTCACGTCCCGCGGCCAGGGCCGCATCGCGGAGCTGGGCCATCTGCTCGGACGTGGCATCGGCGACCGCACCCACGCCCGACATGGCCTTCTCGAAGCGCGCCGCCTCAAACGACGCGGCCGCGAACATGGCGAGCATGGCGAGGCCGGCCGTGCGGATGCCGGTGAGCGACTTCTCGGCCTGCGTGCCCGCAGCAGCGAGCCGCGTGAACGAGGACGTCTGGGCGGCGGCGCCCGCGGCCAGACCGGTCTGCTGGGCGATAAGCGCCTGACTGACAGCCAGCCGGTTCGCCAGCGACAGCTGGGTGCCCGCGGCGGCCGCAGCCGTCGCGGCGGTCATCCGCCCATCGGCCGCGACAACCGCCGCCGCCGCCGCCGTGGCCGACGTGGCAATGCCCTCCGAAGCGCGCGCAGCGATGGTGGCCGCCGACGCGAACGCGGTCGGCACACCGGCGGTGACCTCGGTCAGGCGCGCCATCCCGGTGGTGGCGGTCTGGGAGGCGGCCGCGGTCCGGGTGAACGCTGCGCCCTGCACGGCCGCACTGGACGTGGTGGCCGCCGCGAGGGTGGTCTGCTGGGCGACGAGGGCCTGACCGGCGACCAGGCGCTGCGCGAGGGAGGCCTGCATGCCGGTCGCGGCCGCAACGGACGCCTCCGACATGCGGGTCTCCGCGGCGACCACCGAGTTCGCCGCCGCGGTCGCGGAGGTGGCCATACCTCCAAGGGCCCGCTCGGTCAGAGTGGCCGCCGAAGCGAACGCCGTCGGCACACCCTCCGCGGCCTCCGCGAGCCGGGCCACGCTCCCCGATGTCGCCCGCACCGACTCCTGCGTCGCCCGGCCGGAGGCCTGAGCAACCGCCGCGGTGCGCTCCATGGCCCGCTGCGAGGCGACCGCCGCCGACTGGAACGCGTTCTGCTGCTCCGTGCCGGCCACGGTCGCGGCCTGCCCGACCCGCCGCATGGACTGCTCGGACTGGACCGCCGTCCGCTGCGCCCCGGAGTTGTCGAGATTGAGGCGGACGTTGACGGTGCGGTCAGTCACGGCTTCTCCTCCCGGTGGACGTGGATGTTCAGGCCGTGCTGGTCGCCGCCGGCCTTCTGCCACTGCTCGGCGTGGCGGCTGCCGGCGGCGCAGGCGTGGCAGCGCAGGACCTCGGGGGTCCACTGGAACTCGAGGTCCGGGCTTGTCGATTCGGACAGGGGGTTGCCGCAGCCGCGGCAGGTCTCCTCCTCGACGACGAGGAGGGCCATGGCCCAGGCCCGGTCGTCGTCGAGCCACAGCGGCTCCCCCGGGCCGGGCAGCGGCCGGCCGAGGAAGACGGAGCGGGGCACGGACCAGGCCCGGGCGGCCTCTACCTCTCGCCGGTGCTGGCGGCTGTTGCGGAGGCGAGCAGCGAGAAAGGGACCTTGGACACCGCCTGGGTGTTGAGGTCCCAGACGGCGTTGACGAGGGCTTCCTGCTGGCCGTAGGTGAGGCGCTCGGCGAGGCGGCCGTACTGCTCGACGGTCATGGCCGGTTCGACGGCGCAGGCGGCGACGGCGGCGGGGGCGAGTGTGTCGGGGTTGAACAGCTGCCCGTCGCGGCCGGGGTGTTCGGCCAGCAGGTCGGACCACTGGGTGGGGCTGATGGCCCGGAACCGGAAGTGGACGAGCTGGTCGGCCATCTCGGCGCGGATGGCCTCCATGCGCTGGGCGATCGGTACCCGCGGGTTGCCCGCGAGGGAGTCGCCGACCATGGAGGCCGCGTCGGTGAGCTGCCGCTCGAGGGCCTCGTACTCGCCCTGGAGGTCGCCGGCCAGGCACAGCGGGACGGTGGTCTCGCGGGGCTTGGCGCTGCCGATGATGGCTTCGATGTCCGGGACGGCCGGGTTGCGCTTCTGGGGCATCAGGCCACCGACGCGTTCGTCGCCGGCGGGCTGTAGACCATCATCGGCGAGGTGAACTTCAGCACCTCGTTGGGTGCGGAAGGCTTGTTCATGCGCTCGCCGCACACGGTCGGGTAGACCTCGACCTGCTGGCCGGTGGTCCACGCGGTGGTGTAGGTGACGGCGCGGCGCACGATGAGGTAGCCGCGGGTTCCCTTGACCAGGGTGGTGTAGGGCAGGTCCTCGGCGCCGGTGGTGCCGCGCTTGAGGGTGAGCTCGTTGGCGAACTTGGTGCGGCCGACGTCCTCGGTGTCGTACGTCGAGGCGAGCGAGCTGGTGTCGACCGAGGCGGTGGTGGGGTCGGTCTTGAGGCCGTCGGGGGTGACGCGGGTGGTGAAGTCCAGGGCCGCGTTGAGCTCGGTGGTGGTGGGGGCGTTGATGTTGGCGATGCTCGTGGCCCAGACCACCCGGGTCTGGCCGTCGCCGATGAGGTCGGACATGCGTGCCCTCCTGGGCGTGAGAAAACCCCCGGACCCGGTGCGGGTGCGAGGGCTTGGGTGGGGGTCTGGGTCAGATGCGGATCAGGGCGACGGTGACGCTCGTCGTCGACGAGTACGTGACCGCGCAGGTGCCGTCGGCCGGGTTGGCGAACAGCTCGGCCGGGATCGGGCCGATCATCTTGTCGCCGGTGGTGGCGGGCACGGTGACGACGGTGTCGGCCGCGCCCTGGCCGCGGACCTTGGCGGTGGCGGTCAGGGTCACCGTCATGGACGAGCCGTTGGTGTTCTTGACGTGCAGGAAGATGTGCTCGCCGCACGGCACCGTGGTGCTCGCGGCGGCGGCCGAGTAGGTGGGGGCCGTACCGGCAATGGTCACGACCTGGGGCTGCAGCAGAGCCATCGGGGGTCTCCGTTCAGGCGGATAGGGAGCGAAGCCGGTACTGCACCGGCAGGTACCACAGGGGCTTGGTCAGGTCGTCGTCGCGCTGTTCGGGCGGCCCGCCGAGGAGTTCCGGCTTCCAGCAGGCGCGCCCGTCGACCGTGAGCGGGTCGGCGAGGGCGGCGGCGACCCGGTCCCTGGTCCCGATGGCGCCCTCGGCGGTGGTGGCCACGCACGTGACCTGCACCAGGAGGTCCAGCACGGTGCGGTCGTCGGCCAGGGAGGCCGCCTCGACCGTGCCCGGGGCGGAGTACAGCACCGCGTAGGTCTTGGGCAGCGGGTCCGGGCCGCGGGGCGCACCGGCGAGGTAGACGGTCAGCGGGACGGCCTCGAGGACCGCGGTGACGGCGGCGATGTGCGGCAGGACCTCGGGCGCGGTGGTCACAGGAGGTCACCCCCGAGCTGTTCGACCGCGGCGATGAACCGCGGTTCTTCGGCGGCGAGGGCGCGGCCGCCGTCGTTGTGCGGCGGGTTGTGGGCGGAGCCGTACTCGAGCAAGTTGCCGAGCGGGCCCTGGGGGCCGGCCTTGTCGGGTCCGATGACGGCGCCGACGCCGACGCCCGGGATGGTGACCGGGTCGTCGTAGCCGATGGACAGCGGGTACAGGCGGGCGTGGGCGCCTGCGGTGGCGCGGGCGTTGGCCCGCCAGTCCCGCTTGATGTTGAGGGCGCCGCGGGCGACGACCTGGCGGCAGCGCTCGTCGAGGGTGGCTGCGGCCCGGGCGAGGTCGGCGGCGAACGCCTCGAGTTCCCTGATGTCCGCGGTCATGAGCGGTCCTCCACGACGATGCGCCAGGCGGTAGCCGTCGCGGACTCGCCGAGGCTGGTCACCCACAGGACGAGGCCGGACAGGCGCGGGTCCGGGGAGGCGGTGACGGTGGCCCGGTCGTCGGGCAGGACCCGGGCGGCGACGGCCGGTACCGAGGTCCACGGCAGGGCGACCTCGTAGCGGCGGATGACGACGGCCCGCTCGCCCGCCCGGATGTCCTGGCTGTGGGCGATGAGCGGCTTGACCCGGGCCGGGCCCGAGTACAGGACCTGCGCCGGGCCCTCGCCGGTGTCGCCGGTCACCGGGTCGTAGACGTCGGGGGCGGGCCGCTCGAGACGGATCGTGTCGACCATGAGCTGCTCGTGGGCCGCCCGCCCGGCGGCGAGCAGCGCGTCCAGGGCGCTCACGTGACCGGCTTCACGGAGAACGCCGCTGCCCGGTAGGGGCGCAGCATGGCTTTCTGGTCGGGGGTCAGGGAGCCGGCGCCGATGGTCTCGGACGCGAAGGTCCGGGAGTAGTCGTCGATGCTCTCGGAGCGCAGGCCCTGCGGGTTCGTCATGGTCAGGGCCGCGATCTCCACGACGATGTCGACGATGTCGTCGGGGACGACGGTGTAGCCGTGGCTGTAGGTGATGCGGATGCGGTCGGCCCAGATGCCCTGGGGGCGGGCCCAGGGCCAGCCCATGAGGCGGGTCTGTGCCCAGAACGCTTCGGCGCGGGTGAGTTTGGAGCCGGTGCGGAGGTAGTCGCGGCCTTCCAGGCAGGGGAACTCGGTGGAGGTCACGCCGAACAGTTCGACGACGGTGAGCGGGTTGTCGGCGTCGACGACCAGGGGCCGTTGGGGCATCAGGAGTTGGCGGCCGCCGCCGGTGATGGTGATGGTGTCCTGGGCGTGGAAGGTGAGTTCCTGCCGGCAGTAGCCGCGGACGCGGGCGGATGCCCGGCGCAGGGCGCTGGCGGCCTGCGCCGGGTCGAGGGTGCGCTGGAGTGCGGCCTCGAGGTCGGCCTGGTTGGCGAGTGGGGGGAGGGACATGGTGCTCCTCCCGTGGTCAGTCGGTCTGGGTCTCGGACTCGGTGTCGGTGGGGGTCGCCGGCTCGGTGGCGGGGTCGTTCTCCGCCTGGCCGTCATCGGTCTCGGACTCGGTGTCGGCGATGGCCGTGAGGCGCTTCACGGCGGTCGAGCGGGGGTTGTCCTTGGCCTGCTCGGCGGCCAGTGCGGCCCGGGCGCGGGCGGGGTCGTCGCCGACCCACGTCATGAGGTTGTCGATGGTGCCGTCGACGGGCGGCTCCCCGGCCGGGTCGCCGTCGTCCGGGCCGTTCCCGCCGCCGCTGTCCTCGGTCTGCGGGACGACCGGGGCGGGCGGTGCGGGCGGCTCGCCGTCGACGATCTCGACGGGCGCCAGGGTGAGCCACAGGTGTGCGGCGATCTCGCCGTCGACCTCGGCGCCCTGGCGGAGTTCGTGGACCTGGTAGTTGAAGTAGGTGCGGGTGTCTTCGGTGGCGCGGACACGCATGGTGGTCCCTCCTTCGGGGCCGGACCCGGGGCGCGGCCGTGCGGCTGCGCCCCGGGGAGGGGTCAGGCGTGCTCGATGACGACGGCGCGCTTGAACAGGGCGGCGTCGCCGGTGCCGACGTCGGTGGGGACGCCGTAGTCGCCGATCCAGGACCAGGTCGAGGAGAGGATCTGCTGGAGGCGGTCCTGCGGCGGGCGGACGATCATGGTGATGTCCACGCCGGGGGCGGCGTTGATGGTGCGGACATCGGGGACGTCCTCGACGCCGGTGCCCGCGAGCAGGGAGCCGGTGGAGTCGAACGGGGCCGCCATGAGGGCGCTGCCGCCGAGGACGATCGGCCGGTGCACGGTGAGGGTTCCGGCGGAGCCGCCCAGGATGGTCGGGCACTCGATGTTGCGGACCCAGTCGATGCCGCCGAACCGGCCGATCGACAGGTCCCGGAAGATCGGGGAGTCGACGCGGCCCTGCAGGGCCTGCTTGAAGTCCGAGTCGGAGAACAGCTGCGCCTCGGTGTCGGGGTCGATGTGCGCGACGTAGTAGCCGTTGATCGTCGGCACGTTCATCTTCCGCAGGCGGGCGACCGCGGCGCGGAAGTTGGCGAAGGTGACGGTGTTGGACCCGGACAGGTCGTAGGCGGAGTTACCGGTGGCGCGGATGGTGACCGGGGCGTTGGAGGCGAGGACGTAGTCGCCGGCGGTGTCGGCGCGGGCGGTGCCCAGGGTGAGGGTGTTGGTGCCCGCGTTGACGCCGACGACGGTGTTCGCGACGCCGGCGATGGTGACGTTGAGCGGGGTCGCGCCGGAGACCGGGGTGGGGACGCCGTTGACGAGGACGCTCGAGAAGCCGGCGACGGACTGCACGATGATGCTGGTGTCCGAGCCGGCAGTGGTGGTGCACCAGGTGCGGCCGCCGCTGTAGGCGGCGTAGAGCTTGTTGCGGGAGACCTGGTTGATGGTCTGGCCGGCGTTGATGGCGAGGGTCTCGACGTCGGACAGGAACTTGTTGGCGAGCGCCATCGAGCTGGACAGCAGGTTGGTGTCCATGGAGTTGCCGTACTGGTCCATGGTCACGGACCACTGCTCGATGCCGTAGGTGGCCGCGGACGGGTCGGAGCCGGTGATGGGGGTGGTGACCGGCGCGAGGAGGCCCTTGCGGGTGAAGGTCTTGGTGTCGCCGAGGCCGGCCATCCACGGCTCGGCGTCCGCGATGGCGGGGAAGATGAAGTTCGGGACGAGCGCGTCCTTGAAGACGCGGTCGAGGATGCCGTTCTGCAGCATCGCGCGGATCGCTGCGGGGACGGTGCCGCGGACGTCGTGCCGGGCGAGGTCGAACCACGGGCGGGCCGCGGTCAGGGTGGGGGTCATGCTCACTCCTCGGTGATGGTGACGGACACGAGGTCCGGGTGTTGCCGGGCGATCTGTTCGAGGCCCAGCAGTGCGGTTTGGGTGACGGCGGATACGGCCGCGCAGACGCGGCCTCCGGCGGCGTGCTCCTCATGGCCGACCACCTCGATGGAGGTGCGCCCGTCGCCCAGGCGGGCGCGGATGTGGATCACGACCGGAGCCGGTACCCGTACTTGGCGAGTTCCGCGTCGCGCTCCTCGGGGGAGGCGTTGCGGAAGTCCGTGGCCGGTGCGGGCGGCCGGGAGCCCTGGCCCGGGTCGGGCTTGGGCCGGCGGGGCCGCTCGGCGGCCGGTGCGGGGTCGGCCGGGGCCGCGGCGGGGGCCTGCGGTGCGGGCTTCGCCCAGTGCGCCTTGCGGTCCAGGAGGTCGGCGAGGTCGGCCTCGATGGCCTCGGTGTCGATCTCGCCGTCGGAGTCGACGTACTTGGAGGGGTCGCGCATGAGGACCTCGACGGCGTCCGTCGGGTCGGCGAACCGGTCGATGGACAGGGTCCTCACCTCGGCGGCGACCGCGCGGGCGGTGGCCCTGGCGGCCTGTTCCGCGGCGCGCTCCGCCTTGGCGGTGGCCTTCTCGAGGTCGGACTTGTCGCGGTCCTCGTACTCGCGGACCTTGGCCTCGGCGGCGAGACGGGCCTTGCGCTCGTCCGCGGCCGCCCTCTTGGCTGCCTGCTGGGTGGCCTTCATTCGCTCGATGGCCCGCTTGGCCTTGTCGCCGAGCGCCGGGTCGTCGCCGTCCGGGCTGTCGCCCTCGGGCTCCGGGTCGCCGTCGTCGGCCGGGTCGGGGTCGGCCTGGGGGTCGGGGTCGGCGGCCGGATCCGGGTTGCCCGGGTCGGCCCCCTCGGGGGTGGGGTCGTCGCCCTCGTCGTGACGGGCGAGGTCGAACCAGTGCGGGGCACGGCTCGTCAGGGTGCGGTCGGACATGGTGGTGTCTCCCGTTGCAGGAGTCGGGACCGTCGGCGTTGCGCCGGGGTCAGATCAGGTAGCCGTAGCGGCGGAGCATCGCGATCAGCTCGTCGCGGTCCCCGGCGCGGGCGTAGATTTCCTCCGGCAGGAGGCGGTGGGCGCGGAGCTTGAAGCCCTTGCCGGACGGCGGGACCAGGCCGCGCTCGATCGCCCGCTGGCGTTCGAGGCGGAAGAACCGGCCCCGCTTGGTCGTGGAGTCGTAGGTGGAGCGCAGCCGCTGCCCGTACGAGTCGGCGGTGTACATGCCGCGGCGGGCGTTGACGACCTGCCCGATGTCGGCGCCGTCCCTGATGGCCTGCGCGCCGGCGGCGGTGAACACGCGGGCCTGTTCGGCCTCGGACAGGCTGTTGAAGTAGGCCCGCGGGTCCGTCATCGCCCGGCCCGCCTGGTAGCGGGTGACGGGCTGGTGCACGCAGTCGCAGTGCGGGTGGCGCTGGAAGCCGGTGTTGTACCGGTAGAAGGTGCCGGCCAGCACCACGCAGCGCGCGCAGGACGGCGGGCTGAGGACCCGCACGTAGCCGGTGACCGCCCGGTTGGAGGCGATCCCGGCCCCGGCCGCGGTCCTCCCCGCGTCCGCGACCTCCGTGGTCGCCGAGCGGAGCAGGGTGGCGAGGGATCCGGTCATGGCGTCCGCCTCCGCCTGGCCGGCCTCCAGGCGCCACTTCGCATCGATGACCGGCTCGTACAGCAGGCCGAGCAGGGACCGGCCGTCGGCGGCCTGCCCGGCGAACGCCCCGACCCGGATGGCCCCGGCCGGATCGCTCTGGGCGCCGTCCGCGGCGATGACCGCCGCCAGGTAGGCGTCGGCCGGTGAGGCGGCGGCCTGCTGCCCTTCAGTGACGGCCTGCACCAGCGCCGGGCCGGCGGTCAGCCACTCGTGGTCGAGCCTGCGGGCATGCAGGCGCCGCCAGATGGCCTGCACCCGGTCCGCAGTGCGGCGCACGGTGCGCTGCTGCTGCAGGTAGTGCGCGGTGGCGATCTCCGAGGCGGTGGGCACCGGCTACTCCCCCGCAGCCGGAGGCGCCCCGTCCCCGCCGTCCGCAGGCTCGCCGCCGTCCGTGACGGGGGCGGCGGGTTCGGCCGGCGGTGGCGGCGGCTTGGGCCCGTACACGGCGGCGAGGTCGCCGCCCATGGCCCGGTCGAGGGCGTCCTGCTGCATGTCCCGCATCCGGGCCCGCTGCTCGGCGGAGTAGCCGAGGTCCTCCCAGGCCTGCTCGGTCGGCAGCAACCCCGCGGCGTGGAGCTTGACCACCGCATCGGCCTTCTGCGCGTACGTCGGCGTCGCCGGGTCCCGCCACTGCGTCTCCAGGGACCGGGCCGACGGTGCGACGTCGCCGTCCCGGACCAGCAGCGCCAGCCGCATGACCCGCTCCCACGGGCCGCCGAACGCCCTCTGCCGGCGCTCCGCACGCTTCACCAGCCGCGTCTCGGACGAGCGGATGGCGTCCGCCGAGACCGGGTTGTCGGTCGCCAGGCCCAGGAACGCCGGCGGCAGGCCGGTCAGCGACGCCACCAGCCGGGCCAGGGCGTTCAGCGTGTCGTGGAAGTTGGTCAGCTGCGCCTCGGGGAACTGCCCGTACTTGACGTCCGAGTTCTCCGTGGCCCACAGGCGGCCCGCGAGGGAGGAGAACGCGCCGAGCGGGTTGCCCTGCTCGTCGGTGAAGTCCTCCCGGGAGACGCCGGTCGCCCAGCGGCGCGGCATCGCGTGGTACTCCGCGGACAGCATCATGTCCGTGGCGATCTTGCAGGCGGCATCCGAGAGCGGGATGACGGCCTTCAGCTCGGACGTGCCCAGGGCGCTCTCGAGACGGGGCCGGTTCGCGAGCATCTCGACCGGGACCTGCCCCAGGTCGTGCTGGTCGCCCTCGTCCGTCTTCTCGGCCCACTTGCCCTTCTCGAGGGCGAACACGTGCCGCGAGTCCGGCAGGTACAGCGTCGCCATCTTCGTCGGCGCTGCGCCCAGGCAGGGCTCCTCCCAGCGCTTGACCGCGGCGAGGACCTTCCGGGTGCGGGGGTCCCGTTCGGCGTAGACCTGCAGCGCCGACTCCACGGTGATCAGCGGGGTGTCGTCGTCCTCGTCGTTCGCGCCGACGATGACGTACGCCCGGCCGAGGGCCAGCGCATCCACGTGGCCCTGCTGGGAGCCCTCGTCGAGGTCGTTGGCCTGCCAGATGGACCACAGGTCGTCCGCGGTGGTCTCCGAGTCCGCGTACCGGAACCCTTCGACGTCCAGGCGTTCCTCGAGGGAGTCGACGACCAGCTGCGGCCAGTTGATGACGACCTGCCGCATCCGGTCCTGGAGTTCGTTGAGGAGCTCGGGCGCCATGTACGACAGGGGCTGGCTGCCCTCGTAGTAGGAGTTCATGAGCACGAGGCCCTTCTTCGCCTCGTCGTGGTCGGCGACGAGGCGCTTCAGCCACTGCTCGGGGTCCAGATCGCTCAGCGCCATCGGGCACCCCCTGTCATCGCATCACGGTGGTTCTCCGTGGGGTTTTGGGTCGGGCGAGACCCGCTGCGACGGCGTCGCTGGCGGCCTCGTGGGCAAGGACTGACACGACCGCGAGGTCGATCTTCTGGTGGGGTGCGGCCTTGCGGAGCACGTACCGGTCGGCCGGCCGGGCCGCCCGGCGGGCGTGCCCGACGTGCGCCGAGGTGTCCTCGCAGCCGTCGTGGAAGAACGTGCTGTCGGCCTTGGTGACGTCGGTGACCAGGCGTTCGCACGCGGCGTGCATCCGGATGATCTGGTTGGTGTTCCACTTGAAGACCCGCTTGTCGCCGTACTTCTCCGCCCACGCGTCGACCTCGGTCGGCCAGTACGGCGGGTCGCAGTACATGCGGACGACGTCGTAGCGGCGCATCAGCTCGTCGAGTGCGGCGTCGACTTCCAGGCGCGGCACCTGGCCGCCCCACTCCTTCGGGTCCCACACGGTCGGCAGGGCCAGGGAGCTGTAGACGGGCGTGAACTGGTAGCCGTCCAGGGTCTCGGCGCGGATCCCGGTCCAGTCGTCGATGTCCGAGCCGTCGAAGCCGAGGACCACGGAGGTGCCGTCGGGCACGTCCCGGTGGGTCTCCCGCGCGTCCCAGTGGTCGCGGTTGATCCAGGTCCCAGTGCCGGCGACGACCCGGTTGCCGAAGAACCGCTCGGCCTCCGCGGGCTCCTTCTCGAGGAGCTCGGCGGCCTCGCCCTCGATGGCGTCGAGGTCGATGTGCGTGGACCCGGCGTAGACGTGACTGTGGATCTTCCGCCGTTCGGCCTTGTTGGCGTACGACAGGCCCTTGGGCGGGGGCCGGTGGTACCGGTAGACGTCGGTCTGCTTGGTCTCGGAGGTCTTCTGCGCGACCGAGTTCTCCGACGGGTCCCAGCAGTTCGTGGTCTCCAGCGAGCGGCCGCTCATGCCCGCCAGGCCGCGGCGCTGGGTCGTGGCGACCTTCGTCATCTTGTTGCCGTCGGTCCAGATACCCGTCTCGTCCTGGATCGCGAACGTGATCGGGTTTCCCAGGCGGGACTGCGCCGACGACGTGACGACGTCGATCCGGCCGTCGTTCGGCAGCCGGATGAACTGCTCGCCGACCTTCATCAGGTCACCGAGCGGGCCGTTGCGGATCATCGCCTGCAACGGCCGGTAGACGTTGTCGGTCTGGTCCTCGCTGGTCGCGGTGATCTGCAGCAGCGGAGTCGACCACGGCCGGCCCATCGGCTCGCCCGGCTCGTACTCGTACATCCAGCCGCAGCCGCAGCCATGCGCCCGGCAGTCGTACACCTCGCCGCCCGCGGCCCAGCCGGCGAACAGCACCGGCCCGACCGCTTCCGCCGCCGTGATCCCCGCGGTCCAGGGGCCCTTGCCCGACTTCTGAGGCGCGACGACCTGGCCGCGCCGGTAGTGAAACGCCGTCGACAGCTGGCCCACCTTGGCCGTCGGCCGCACCCGGTAGAAGTTGGCGGTGGCCCGCAGCTGCCAGTCGTACATCTCGAACGACTGCGGGCCCCGGGTCAGGCCTCCGACGGACTCCAGGCGGCAGTGCCTGGCGATCCAGTCGGGGACGACGAACAGCGTCGGGAAGTCCAGCGGCCAGGTGCCGTCGTCAGCTGCCGCCACCGTTGATCGCCTTCAGGCGGGCACGCGCCGAGCCAGGCACGACGGGGCCGGCCGCCGCCGTGACGGGCCGGGCGTCCTCCTCCGCCCGGTCGATGCGCCAGCGGTTCGCCCGCATGCCCGGGGTGGACAGGCCCAGGCTGTCGCCCATCTGCTTGACCACGGTGGTCAGCGTCACCGCCGACTCGAGCTGCTCCGCCTCGGACAGCCGCCGCACGTACAGGGCGACTTCGTACTCCTGGCCGTACCGCTCCCACATCAGGGCCTGCGGCTTGGCCCACAACCGCTCCCACAGCTGCGACTCCCGGAGCGTCTCGTCCGTCAGGGGCCAGTCGGGCGTTGCGCCCTGGCGGCCCTCGGCGGGCAGGATCGTCCAATCGCCGGCGTCCTTCTCGCGTCGGAACGCGGTGGGGTCGGGGGCCGGTCCGGATCGTGCGCGTGCTCCGCCCTTCGCCATGTCGGTCTCCTCGCGGGGTGCGCCGTTGCGGCGCGTGGTGTCCGGCCGGCGTTGCGCGCGGCCGCGGTGCAGGAAGAGCCCAGCGTGTTGGTGCGGGCGCTGCGGTGGTGCGGTCTCCGGGGCGACTCACGGAGGGTGACGAATCCCGGGCATTTCAAGATCACGAAAATCTCTGAACCTGAAAAACCTCCGCCGGACCTCCCCGGCGGTCCCCGGCCAAATGATCTTTGGGTAACCCCCCTGGGTGATCATGACCCTGAGTGACCAAGGTCGGATGATCAACCAGGCAGGGGGCCGGCCGACCGGCCGGCGGGAGGCTGCGCAGTGCATGCCCTGTGCCCCTCGGTGCCTGCGCTGCGGCCGCGGTGGCCACGGCGTGGGCTCTGGCCTGCCGCTGCCCGGGCCAGGCCCGCAGACGGCCGCCTGGGCGCGCTACCGGACCTGCCGGTGCTCTGCCCCGCCGACCTGGCCGGGCTCCCCGGTGACGTGGCGCAGCGGGTAGCCGTGAGCGGCGCGAGCGCGGTTGATGTTGACCGTCGTGCGCTTGATGGCTACGCAGATGCGTTCGAGCTCGGCAGGGGTGAGCACGAGGGCGGGCGTGGGCCGGCTGTCGGGGTGGGGCAGGGCGCAGCCGTACGGCTGGTCCGGGTCCACCAGTAGGCGGAGGTTGACGATGCCGCCGGTTGCCACGGTGCCCAGTTCGTCGGCGGTGGTGGTGTGCTCCTCGGCGATGGCTGTGCTGCCGTCGGGCAGCCGGCGCACACGGGTCAGGTCCTGGGTCATGCGCTGTCCTCGGGGCTGGCCCAGAGGCGGGGCTGCGTGGTGGCGTCGAATGCTCGGACGGCGGCATCGCAGCCTGGGCAGTCGTTGTGGGCCTGCTGTACAGCGGGGGTCTTGGCAAGGTTGCGGCGGGTGTACGCCGGGTCGATGGCCATGTCCTGGTGGACCGCCTCTGGGTAGGCCAGGCTGTACACCGGGCCGAGGAACTCCCCGGCGAGGGAACGTCGGTGGTTCTCATCGCGGATGGACTGGGCGATGTGGTGGCCAGCAGCGGCACGGGTGGCACGGTAGGTGAGGGCGCAGCCGTGCGGCTGCTCTGGGTCTGTCTGCTGGGTGTGCTTGCTCATTCGTCGTCACTGCTTCCGACGGATGGTGTGCCGCTCTCGATGACCTCGGCGACGCGGAGCATGCCGACGCGTTCGATCCATCCGAGGCCGTCGGAGTAGGTCATGCTGAGCCGGGTGTCTCCGTCTTCCTGGAGGATCTTGAGCAGGACGACGGCGCCGGCTACCAGCTCGCCTTCGTCGACTCGGGCGGTGACGTTGAGCGCGTCGAGGACGTGGCCGATGGTCTGTTCGTCTGTCTGTCCGCTCACGTGTTCATCCTCCGGGCTGGTCCTGTGCGGGGGCTGCAGCCACAGCGCGCCAGACTCCGCGGTCGTCCTGGATGAGGAGGCCGCAGCGGGTGCACTGGCCGGTGGACGTCACGAGCCGGGTGTCTGCGTCGTAGGCCGGGTGGTCCTGGCGGCAGGCGTCTTCCTGTGGCGGGAGGGCCTGTAGGCCTGTCGGCGGGGTCCAGCCGAGGTCGGCCAGGAGGGCTGCGGTCTCGGGGTCCAGCCGTACGTGGGCCTGGGTGGTGGCGTGGTCCATGTGAATGACGAGGGGGTCGAGGGTGAGCTGTGGGTATTCCCCTGGCTGGATGCTGAGGATGGCGCCGCGCAGGCTGTGGCTGATGTCGGTGCCGTCGAGGGTGACGGTGTGCACGATCCCGTTGCTGGTGATGGTGACGGTGCGGGTGCCGTCCCCGCCGTGCTTGCTCATGTGGATTCCACTTCGAGCGTGTACTGCTGGCCGACGTCGGCTCCTTCGTTCCAGTGGAGCTGGAGGGAGAAGCCGCGGACGGTGACGTACTGGCCCGCGTGGCCGGTGATGCTGACGCCGGTGAAGGTGGTGGTCTCGGCGAAGGCGTCGAGTGCGTCGGCGAGGGCGCGGAGGTCGGCTGCGGTGAGTCGCTCGCTCATGCCTGGCGGCCGTGCTGGGTGTCGGTCACGTCTGTCTCCGTGTGGTTGAGGGGGGCGGGTGGGTCAGTGCTGGTTGAAGCCGCCGGGTTGGTGCTGGGCGGTTTCGGTGCTGTGGCAGGGCTTGCAGATGCCGCGCATGCGTTCGGGGGCGTCGGGGTCGGGGACGCCTTGGGCGAGGAGGTCGCGGCGGCTGGTGGGCCAGTGGTCGGCGACGGTGGAGGGGCGGCCGCAGCCGAGGACGCAGTTGGGGTCGCGGGTGAGGACGGTGGCGCGGGCCTGGTTCCAGGTTCGGCCGCCGTAGCCGCGTTGGCGGGCGGTGCCGCGTCGGGCGTCTGCTTGGCGTCGGTGTTCGTCGCAGCGGCCGCTGTCGGTGTACTGGGGGCATCCGTGGACGGTGCAGATGGTGAGTGCTCGGCCTCTGGGCATGGTGGTCACCTGCCTCTACGCTGGGCGCCCTTGTTGTCCCGATGTGGGGGTGCGTGATGGTGGATCGTGTGGGCCGGGCGTTGTTGACGGCGGGTCTGGCTGCGGCGGCCTGTGGGCTGCTGTACGGGCTGTGGTCGGTGGGGCCGTCCGGTACGGATTGCGGGTCGGCGTTCATCCAGAAGGCGCGGGACAGCGTGGCGTGTGTGGCGGCTGTGGAGGGCCGGACGAACACGGCGTGGCTGTTGATGATCTCGGGCGGGTCGGTGGCGGCCGGGGCGGTCGTGCTGACGCGTGAGCCGGCGTCGGCGAAGCAGGCGGCCGCGCCGGGGGCGTCCGACCCGGCGTGAGCGGGGGCCCGGGCCTGGCCGTCGCCGGTCAGGCCCGAGGCGGCCAGTGCCAGGTGCCGCCGGCCGTGGGGTCCTCGGAGTACGGGACGGCCGGGTCGAAGAACATGCCGGTCGGGTTGAGGATGCAGAGGCTGGCCACGATGGGGAGCGATGTCCCGTCGTTGGGGCAGCCGTCGTAGGGCTCCTGCTCGAGGTGTTCGGGGACCGCGGTGACGATGGCGGCTCGCGGCAGCGGCTGGTACTTCTGGGTGCCGTCGGGGAGGACGGGGCTGCCGTGGCTGACGTAGTGGACGATGCGGCCGATGGTCGGCTTCACGCGGTCTCCTGAGGGGTTGTGGGGCGTGGCGCTGTTCAGGCGACGCGCCAGCCTCCGTCGCGGCTGTGGATCATGTGGGCGCCGCAGCCTGTGCAGAGGGCGTTGGCCCGGTTGTCGGTCATCGACGTGATCTCGACGGGGTCGTGGGTGATGCAGGTCCCGGTGCGGCGCAGCGCGATGGTGAGGGCTGCGGGGGTGCCGGGTTCGGGTTGGATGCCGTAGAGGTCGTGTTCGAGGACGGCGATGCGGGTCGGGTTGGGCCGGGGGGCCGGTTCGGGGTTGGTGTGGCGGTCGCGGAGTTTGGCGAGGGCGTTGCGGACGGTGGCGGCGGTGAGTGGGGTCATCCGGGCTGCTCCCGTCCGGTCAGGTGATGCTGAAGGCGACGCCTTCGAGGTGGGGGTGTTCGGGGGTGGCGGTGACGTCGATCCAGGGTGTCCAGGTGCCGGGGCCGAGGGTGATGGCGCCGCCGTCGGGGCCGATGAGGAGTTGGGCGTGGGGGATGCCGTTGACGGTGGCCCAGGTGGCGGTGTGCCAGTCGCCGGTGGTGGGGCGGTCTCCTGGGGGGAGGATCGCGATCCGGACGGGGTAGCTGGAGGGGTCGGTGTCGGCGTAGACGGGGAGCTGGAGGAGTTCGGTGCCGTCGCGGTCCATGGCGTTGCTCCTCGCTGCTCCGCTGGTCCATCGGGTTCGGTTGCGGCCGGGGGTCCAGCGGGTGCGGGGTGGGCCGGTGCGGACGGTGCCGAGCTGGTGGCCTGTGCGGGTGGGCCCGTTGGCGGTGTCGAGTTCTGTGGCGCGGCCGGGGGTGAGGTTCTTGGCGCGTCCCGGGGCCTGGCCGGTGCTGGTCTCGGCGGCGGGGGTGACGGCGATGGTCCGGCCGGAGCGGGTGGAGCCGAGGGCGGTGCTGGTCTCTGTGGCGGGGGCTGTGCCGAGGCGCTTTGCTGCGCCTGCGGGGGTGGCGGTGTCGGTGCCGGTGGCCGCGGTGATGCTGCGGGTCTTTGTGCCGGTGGCGGGCCGGGCCGTGCTCGTTTCGGCGGCGGTGCCTGCCGGGGTGTGCTTGGCGCGTCCCGGGGTCTGGCCGGTGCTGGTCTCCGTCGCGGGGGCCGTGGTGGCGTGCTTGGCCCGGGCGAGAGTCTGGGCGGTGTCGACGCTGCCTGCAGGTGCCGCGGTGAGCCGCTTGGTCCTGGGGAGGGTCTGTGCGGTGTCGACGCCGGCGGCGGGGGTGAGCGTGGCGCGCTTGGTCCTGGGGACGGTCTGCGCGGTGTCGATGCTCGCGGCCCGGCCGGGGGCGAGGGTTTTGGTTCGTGCGGTGGCCTGGGCGGTGCTGGTCTCTGCGGCGGGGGTGACGGCGATGGTGTGGCCGGCGGCCGGGTTGACGTTGTCGATCTCGGCGAAGTCGCTGGTGCCTGCGGAGCGCTGCGACTCGAAGTAGCCGATGAGGGTGCCGAGGCGCATCCACTGGGTGGGTGTGGCGATGGTGCGCTGGGTGGTCCAGGTCGTGTTGTCGGGGCTGGTCTCCATGAGGAGGGAGCCGCCGGTCTCACGGAAGCGCCACCAGGCGTGGGAGGTGGCGTTGTAGGTGAGGGTGGTCGGTGAGGCGTCGGAGCCGCCGACGTTGTTCCGCAGGACGAGGTTCCCGGTGACCGGGGAGTACTCGAATTCCAGGTTGGTGTTGGAGATGGTCGGCCCGGCGGAGAGGTAGGCGCTGAAGGTGACGGTGGAGCCGCCGCCGGCCGCGGGCAGGGTGGGGACCTGGAAGGCGAGCTGGGCGCCCTGGATCTCGTAGGCACCGACGGTGTACATGTCGGCGAGGGTGGTGGTGCAGTTGATGCGGGCCCGGCCGCCGGTGCCGCTGACGCCCGCGGTGGTGTTCCACAGGGTGCCGCTGATGCCGGTGGCGAAGGTGTCGGTGAGGGTGGTGATGGCGGGGGTGAAGAGGCCGTCGGCGCCGGAGAACTCGATCCAGCCGGGCTCGGTGGTGACGGCGGTGTCGCCGGACGCGAGGTCGGTGCCGCCGACGTTGCCGTAGTTGATCGTGGCGTTGTACGTGGTGGCGAGGGCGTTCGCGCGGTAGCCGATTTCGGCGACGATGCGGTCGCCGACCTGGACGGCGACGGGTGTGACGGTCTGTGCGCCCGCGGTGGCGCCGGTGGCGGTGGTGGTGAATTCCGTGGCGCCGATGTAGTCGGTGAGGAGGGTGCCGCGGGGGGTGTCGGAGTCGCCGGACGTGACGTAGACGTGGAGGTGCCAGAACCCGTTGAGGTCGACGTTGGACTCTTTGACGCCGATGGTCCACTGCACGGTGCCGGACAGGGTGCCGGCTTTGACGGCGCCGGCGCTGATGGAGCGGTGGAGGAGGATGTCGCGGTCGGCGGCGGTGGATCCGACGTTGATGGACGACGTGCCGGCGGAGCCCTGGGGCTTGCGTCCGAGCAGTTGGATGTCTTCGCCGGTGGCGACGTCCCAGGCACCGCGTCGGGTGGTGGGGGTGTAGGGCGGGGCTGCGGATGTCAGCCAGAACCTGGTGGCCACGGCTCACCGCCTCCCGGGCTTGTGAGGGTGGTCAGGCCGCGGAGGTGATCCGGATGAAGTCCGTGATCGTTGCCGTCACATCGCTGCCGTCCGGGGTGATCACGAAGTCGACGAGGACCCACGGTACGAGGTTGGAGTCGGTGCCGGTGGTGGTGTCGTTGTCGAACGCGAACAGGAGTTTGGAGATGGCGTTGCCGGAGGCGGCGGTCCAGGTGATGTCCGCGCAGTCCACGGCGTACCTGTCGTTGGTGTTGTCGACGGCCCCGGTGACGCTGGTGATCGTCTTGCGGCCCATCGTCGTCTGCTCGTTCGTGGCGCCGACGAAGAACGCGGCGACGTCGGCCTTGTCGCGCAGGACGCTGTCGGCCTCGAGTCCGCTCGTTTCGACGGGGATGACGATGAGGGCGGCGTTGCCGGTGCCGACGGCGTCGGCGAACGCCTTGGAGCGGCCGAGGGCGATGTTGGGGACGATGTTGGCCATGGTGGTTCCTCCGGCGGGGGGGTGCGGTGCGGGGTTCGCCGGGGGCCGGGTCAGGCTGCGGCGTGGTCCTGGAGGGGGACGAAGCGGGCCGGGCGGCCGCGGTCGGTGCACGGGGTGTCGAGGTGCCACCAGCGGGTCGTGCCCTGTTCGGCGGGCTGACCGCAGCGGGAGCAGGTGCCGGGGGCGGGCTGCCACGTGTCCCAGGTGGTGAAGGGCGCGTCGAGGGCGTGCCAGCGGTCCGGGTCGGGCTGGGTCACCCGGCGGCCTCGGTGGGGGTCCAGCGGACCCGGCCGTTCTCGAACGCGAAGCGGAGGCCGGAGACCTGGGCGACGCGGTCGAGGGTGGCCTGCCCGATGGCCGGGTCGGCGAGGTGGGTGCTGTACAGCTTGGCGTGGTGCTTGGGCCGGGGGCCGACCATCACCCACCGGTAGGCGCTGAGGTCGCCCCAGCCGCCGGTGTCGGTGCCGTCGGGGAGTTCGCCGATCGGGAGCCAGCCGGTGGGGGCGGGAGGGTTCGGGGTGTTGGAGGTGCCGATAAGGAACAGGCGGTCGGGTTCCCGGTTGGGCAGGTCGATGTACAGCTTGTGGGGCCAGCCGTACTTGGCGTCCGCCCAGTGGGCCTGCGCGGCGGTCTCGGCGGCGAGGTCGTCGGGGTGGATCGATCCGCAGTGGCTGCAGGTGCGGTAGTGCTCGCCGGACATGGGCTCGCGCCAGGACCAGCCGCCCCAGCGGTCTGCCTCGGTGCCGTGGACGGGGTCGGGGGTGTCGCTGCTCATGGCACTGGGCTCCCGTGGTTGTGGCCGGCCCGGACCTGCCCCCCTCAGAGCGGTCCGGGCCGGCGGCTTGTGGAGGGGGGTCAGTCGTTCCGCTGGGAGGCGAGCAGGGTGTGTGCGATGGCGTTCCAGCTGTCGGCGAGGCGTTCCAGGCGCTCCATGACCGCGAGGTTCGTCTCGAGCTCGGCATTGCGGAGGAGCCGTGCGGCGTTGGCGATGGCTTCGTCTACCGTCGGCAAGGCTTCCACCGGCGGGTTGGGGACGGGCTCTGCGGCCATGGGCGTCTCCGCGGTGGGGAACGACGAAGCCCCGCCCAGGGAGTGGCGGGGCCGTACAGGGGTGAGGGGGCAGCGGGTTCAGGCTGCGGCGGTGCGGTTGTTCGGCAGGGGCGGGACGGGTCCGGGGCTGCCGTCGTCCTCGGCGGGTGGGAGTTCGTCGAGGTCGTAGTAGGTGTAGCGGCCGTGGCGGTGCCGGGTGGTGCGGCCTTCGTGGCCCCAGCGGCGGATGGTGCCTTCGGGGTGGCCGGTCCAGATGGCGGCGGACGCGGCGAGGACAAGGCGCGGGAGGACGGGGGCGAGGGGCATGCCGGCGCTCCAGGGCGAGGGTGTTGTGGTCGGGAACGCGAAAAGGGGCCGCCGTGTGGCGACCCCTCGGGGCGTACGTAGACCATTCGAGCAGATCGTATGTTCACTCTGCTGCTCCGTCAACTTCCGGCCCTGGTGGCGGGACCTGCGGCGTTGCGCGCGTGTGGCTGTGCTGCGCCCGGCCGGGCCCCGGGGGTGGGCCCTTGGCGGGGCGGTGCGGCGGGGGTGGTGGGTGTTCGGGGTGCTTTCATGGCTGTGGCCCCACCCGGCGCGAATCCGGTAAAGAGTGAGCAAAATATCGGGGATGGTCGGTGGAAAGTCGCCGGTCAGCCTGCCATGGCGTACACGGACTGCATTCTTTGTGTTCGACCCGCCATCAGTTCACGGGCCTACTCGGGGCTGCGGAAGCTTCGGCGGACGGTGCGGGGTGCGGGGATCCGGCCGGCGGCGACGAGGCAGTCCCAGACGGTGGTGCCGGTGGCAGCGGCCGGGGCGTCCGGGGCGGGGACCAGGGTGAGGTGTCCACGACGAGACCGTTCGCATGCTGCGGTTTCTTCTGACGGGCCGTCGGAATTCCGGGCGGCTCGTGCTGTTGCGCTGATGCCGGTCTGCTTGCCACGGTGATCCATGCCGCTCCCCCGCACGTGGATGGGCCCACCTCGGGTGTGCACGGTTGGTGTGCGCGAGGTGGATGGGGCACCGATTGTTCCGGCATCAACGATCTGTTTTACAGGGGAAGATTCGTTAGGTAATTCGACGATCGGCCCGCGGGGGCGGGGTGCGGTCGTCGCCGGTGGCGATGATGGGTTGAGCGGGAGATGGATAGCATCAGGCAGCGGGAAGCGCTGCGGGCGTTCCTGCGGTGTGCCAGGGCGGCTCTGTCGCCGGAGGAGGTCGGCCTGCCCCCGCGGGCCGAGGGGCGGGGCCGCCGCGCGGTGGGCCTGTCCCAGGAGCAGGTGGACGAGCTGATGAACCGGGCCGCGGGCACGTATGCCCGGCTGGAACGCGGCTCGCTGTACGGGGTGACGCCGGAGCTGTGCCGGGACGTGGCGCTCGCGCTGCGCTTCGCGGAGGAGCAGTGGCAGGCGCTGTGGATCTACATGTACGGGCATCTGCCGCCGTGGCTGCTGCACCCGTCGCAGGCGGGCCTGGTGGGCGGGCACTGGCGGCGGGTGGTGGAGATGCACGGGGAGCCGGCGTACGTGACGGACGCGGGCTGGAACATCATCTACCACAACCACCTGTTCGCGGCGATCTTCCCGGGGAGGGTGGCTCCGGCGAACGCGATGGAGTGGATGATGCTGTCGGCGGACGCCCGGCACCGGCTGGTGGACTGGCCGCGGGCGTGGGCGCCGAAGGTGCTGCCGCAGCTGCGGGCGGCGGTGTTGGAGCATCCGGAGAACGAGACGCTGCAGTGGCTGGACCGGGCGGTGCGGCGGGATCCGGTGGCGGGCCGGCTGTACGGGGAGACGCACGATGCGCATCTGCAGCCGGACGGGGACGTGCGGCAGCTGGTGCACGCGGGCCGAGGGGACCGCCAGGTGGTGCAGATGGCGGCGGCGGAGCCGACGGGCAAGCGCGGTGCGCGGTTCATGGTGCTGCAGCTCGATCCGGTGGTGGGGGATCGGACGTTCGCCGACGTCATGTGACGTGGTTCGGGAACTGATCACCGGCCGCCCCTTGTGGTGAGGGGCGGCCGGGTAGTTGTCTGGTCCAACGCACCGTGGGCGTGGCCGCTGATTGGCCGGGCTTGGCCGGGCGCCATCGTCCGGCCGCGTCTCGGTGCCGGACGAGAGGGAGGGGACCTGTCATGATCAGTCCCGAAGTGCGGCCGGTGTTCGTGTCCCGGCCGGCGGTGTTCCTGCCGGAACACGTGGTGACACGGGAGACGATCCTCGCCGACATGCTCACCCGGCACCCGGACCACCCCCGGGCCCGGCTGCTCCCCCGGCTGCTGGACAAGCTGCCCGCCACGCGTCGCATGTCCCGGCCGTGGGAGACCGTGATCTCGGATCGGACGTTGGAGGAGCGCAACCGCGGGGCGTTCGCGGACGTGGTGACGATGGGTGGGGCCGCCGCGCGCCAGGTGCTGGAGCTGCACGGCGTGGACCCGGGCGCCGTGGACTGCGTGGTGACCACGCACTCCACGGGCGACGCCGTCCCCGGCCTGGACGTCCACCTGGTCGACGCGCTGGGGCTGCGCCCGGATGTGTCGCGCCGTCCGATGACACAGCTCGGCTGCGGCGGCGGCGCGCACGGCCTGGTGATGGCCGCCGAGTTCGTGCGGGCCCGCCCCGGGTCGACGGTGCTGGTCGTCGCGGCGGAGTCCCTGTCGAGCATCTACCACCACGGCGACACCGACATCCAAGGCATGATCTTCAAGGCGCTGTGGGGCGACTCCGGCGCAGCGGTCCTCGTCTCGGACCGGCCGTTCGGGCCGGGGCTGCAGGTCGACGGGCCGACGTGGGAGTACCTGATCCCCGGCTCGGCCGGCCGCTACACCAAGCGCCTCGACGCCGACGGCGTGCACTTCGACTCGGTGAAGGCGTCGATGAACTGCGTGCCGGACATGGGCCCGGCGCTGCGGGAGTGGCTGTGGCAGTACGGCCCGGAGCGGCTCGACTTCGTGGTCGCGCACACCGGCGGCGAGGCCATCCTCGCCTCCCTGGCCGACGAGCTGGAGCCCCTTGGCGTCGACACCGGCATGCTGGTCCACTCGTGGGCGTCCCTCGACGAGGAGGGCAACCTCGGCGGGCCGTCCGTGCTGGCTGTCCTGGACCGCACCCACGCCGCGCCGCCGAAGCCCGGCGACCGGGGGCTGCTCCTCGGCTTCGGGCCCGGGTTCTCCGTGTCGGCGCTGACCGTGACATGGACTGACGGCTGAGTCGCTCCGGTCGCTGCCCGGGCCGGGCTGTCCGACCCGGGCGCCATCATGCCCCGGTGGCCGGGTGATCCCCTGGCTGCCGAACCATCCCCTCGCCTCCCCGAAGGACAAGTCGCCGATGCTCCATGTCCCTCCGCCCCCTCCTGCCGCCTCGGTTGCGGATGCCCCGAAGTGGACGGACGTGATGTCCGCCTGGGGATCCCTGGGCGCGGTCGTGTTCGCCGTCGTCGCGATCGGCGCCACCCTGTGGCTGGCCGACCGGGACCGGAAACGGTCCGAGCAGCTGCGGCAGCAGGACCTGGCCGCGGCCGCCCAGGACCGGGCCGAGGCAGACGCCCGGCTGATCGCCGAACGGGCCGCAGCGGACCAGCGACTGCGGGACGAGCGAGCCGACCGGGACCGCCGCCAGGCACGCGACTGGCAGGCCGCTGCTGCGGTCAGGCTCCTGGAGCGGATCGCCGGGATCCAGCCCCATCTCGTGCGGCTCACCAACCACCAGACGTCCCCCGTGGCGCAGCCGGACCGGACCGAGGCGATTCGGCACTTGCGCGACGGCGCCATGTCCGATGCGCTCGCCCTCGGCGACGCCAACGGGACGCTCCTCTACCGGACGCTGGCCGGTCTGGTCGTCGGCGCGACCCCGGCCATGAACGAGCTCCAGCGGACCGGGAGCGATGGCGCGACGCTCGGTGCCTCGGCGGAGATGCTGGCTCTCAACGTGCGCCGCTACTCCCGGTACGTGCGTCTGTGGCTGCACCATCTGATCGAGCACGGCTCCATCCCGGACCACGCGGTCGGGCCGGCCCGTTCCCTTCATGCGCCGATCCTGACGGCGCTCACTGCCCAGGTCGCGTGGACGCCGATCGAGCATCCGGCCGGGTGGGACGAGGACACCGACCTCGACCCGGACGATCCCCAGTCGAGGTTGTACCCGCGCAGGTAGCCGTGGTCGGGAAGCGAGCCGGCCGCCCTGTCACGCCCGCGCGCAATGATGTGCACGGCGGTCTCCCCCTCGGCCGCCGTCCCCCAGCGATCCGGAGAACACCGTGGACCAGAACCAAGTCCTCAAGCACGTCGTCGCCATCCTCGCCGCCGGGGACGGGATGCGGACCTCGGACGACCCGCAGCTCGGCACCGAGTTCACCCAGCTCCTCGGCGAGGTCATGAACGACTCTCTCGGCAAGCTGGAGTTCGCCGAGGACGAGCCGCTGAGCGAAGTCCTGCCGGTGATCGGGCAGGCGTTCGCCGAGCCCCTGATGAAGCTGGTCGGCGGATTCATGGTCGCCTTCCTGCAGCTCGCCGAGGTCCACGACTCCGGGCAGACCCACCTGTCTTCGAAGGATGTCCTGCAGGACCTGGCGCTGCGCGTCGAACAGGGCTGACCACCGGCCGGCACATGCCGCGGCCCCCCTCCCCCGTTCGTCCGGGGGGGGGGCCGCTGTCGTTGTTCAAGCCCTGACGGTGGGCCACTCGTACTTCCCGGGGTACTGGATGTCCCTGCCCCAGGTGTTGGCCGCGTCGGTGTCACCGATGAATGCGAAGCCTTCGCCGTCACCGATGCTGCAGTACTCGCTCATGGCCTGCTGCTGGTTTCCGCACCGGCACCAGCGGTCGCCGTCCCAGGCGTAGACGCCGCGGTCGGCACCGGCCCGAACGAATTCGGCAAGGGCTTTGGCCTCCTCGACGTCGCGCACTCCAATGCAGGCGCTGGTGTGCCAGGCGTCGAGGGCCGGGCCGTCGGGGAAGACGTGGCCGTTGAGGGCGACGAGGAGCTGCCCGGGGGTGAAGGGCCACGCGGGTTCTTCGTCGGCCGGGGTGTGGGTGCCGGTGATGACGAACCATCCGATGTCGCGCAGGCGCACGGGCTTGCAGTCGTTGAGGGCGTAGAGGACCTCGTCGGCGGTCGGCCCGGTGGGGATGGTGTAGCGGTCGGTCATGGCCGGGTTCCTCACGCGTCGGGCGCCCAGTCGGGCTGATAGTCGGGGTGCCCGCGGTACGGCAGGGCGAGCAGGCAGAGCAGCATCAGGTCGGCCCCGTTGCCCGGGTCGCCTCCCACTCCCCACTCGCTGTCGATCTGCGCCTCCATGCTGGTGACCTCGGGGACGATCTCGTTGATGACGCGCCGCTTGGCGGCGACCTCGGCCAGGGTCCGCGCCGGGTCCTGGCGGGCGATGTGCCGGTGCTGGCCGACCGTCAGCTTGCCGCTGGCGGAGTAGAGCGCGACGTCGTTGGGGATCGGGCTGGCGTCGTCCCAGCGGCCGTCGGTGGTGGCCTTGGCGCCCAGGGCCGCGCTCTCGTCCATGGACAGCATGTCGAGGAGGAACGCGCGGATGTCGGTCGTGCGGAGCCCACAGGGGCCGTGGAGGTAGCGGGGCTCCGGGTCGTACGGCCCGGTGTAGTTCTCACGGACCGGGCATTCGGCGGCGTCGTGGTAGCCGGGGATGCGCTGCTCGGTCATGTGCTCAGCCTTCCGCTTCGGGTGCCGGGGCGAAGACGGCGAGGGCAGCGGTGGCGAACTGGTAGGGCTCGCCGACGAGGTGCCAGTGGTCGCGGGCCACTGCGAGGATCTTCTCGGCGTCCTCGGCGGAGACGCCGCGCCACCGCGCCTCGTCGACGTAGCGGTCGTGCCGCTGCCGAGCCTCTCGGGCGCGGGCCTCCTGCTCGTCCCGCACGCGGGAGATGAGGACCCCGTATGCTGCCGCGACCGCAGGGGCAACGCCGCCATTTCCGAACTCGCAGTGGACGTCGTGGCAGGCGTGATCGTCCGAAGCGGGGGCGTAGATCAGGGGTGTGCCGTGCGTCGGGCAGACGCAGTGGGTGCCGCACTGGTGCTGGTGGGCCATGCGGTTCATCCTCTCGCAGGGGGCCCGCCCCGGACACCTGCCGGGGCGGGCGGGTCAGCGGTCGAGCAGGGACGCCTTCACGGCCATGGACAGGGCGGTCCCGCGTCGGTCGTCCTCGGCGATGAGCCGGCTGGCCTGGGTCTGGGTGATGTGGAGGGCGCGGGCTGCGCGGGCTGCTCCGCCGTGCTCGGTGCCGACGAGGTCGCGGACGAGGTTGGCGTCGGCGCGCTGGAGGAGCTGGTCCTGGCGGGCGATCAGGGCGCGGCGGCGCTTGATGGTGGCCCGGGCGGCGGCGGGGTCGGCGGGCAGCGCCAGGCGCAGGATCTCGGTGTACTCGTCGAGGGCGTCTCGGGCATGCCGTCGTCGTCGAGGGCGATCTGCCTGATGCGCATAGCGGTTCTCCTTCGGGTCTTGGCGGTTTCGTGAGGCTACTCGGCGGCTACGACGGGGATTCCGTACTCGCCCTTGGCGCCGCGCACGGCCTTGCCGTCCTTGACGAGCTGGGTGCAGACGTTAGCGACGGTGCTATAGGAGACGCTGGCCAACTCGGCAAGCTGGTCGACGTGCAGGTAGGCGACCCTGCCGGTTCCGGGATCGCAACACGCCCCAAGTGCCAGGAGGATCTTCTCGGCGGCCGTGGGTGCCTTCTCCCTGGCCGGCGCCTTCTGGGTGGGAACCCAGCCGTGGAAGGCTTCCTTCACAGTCAGCGACGGCTTGCTGAGGGCGCATCTCTCGATGAACCGCGTGATGCGCGGAGTGAGCTCGAACCACTCGGTGTTGTGCACCCTCTCTCTGGCAAACCGGCGGTGCAGTGCCTGTTCGAGCGCGGCACCGCCGCGCAGGAGGAGCAGCACATCCCGCTCCCGCAGAGCGAGGGTGCCGACCCTGCCTTTGAGGTTGGTGGTGTAGCCGATTTTGATTCGGCTGCCGTTGGTGAGGAAGTACACGGCGCTGGGATGTGACCCCAGGAGGGCGCCTTGGATGTCGAGGGCCTTCGCCCTTTCGATGATGCCCCTGTCCGAAGCCTGCTCGACAGTGTCGGAGGCCTCAACGCGGATGAAGGCTTCGGTCGCCAGGTGGACGACGGTTGCGAGGTGTTTGCGGCAAAGGGGTACCGGGCGGCTGATGAGCGGCGCTTCCCAGCAGGGGCCGTCGTTCTCGATGACGGCGCAGTCGTCGATGGGCGGGGTAGTCACGGACGGTGCTCCTCTGTGCTGGTCAGTTGGCGCGGTTCTTCCAGCCGGATGCGGCGCTGGCGTGGCTGGTCGCGGTGGAGTGGGAGGTGGAGCCGGTGTTGCTGTTGTTGATGTTGACGGTGACTTTGGCGGAGGAGCCCTTGAGGAGGCTGACGGCCGCGGCGGCGACGCCGACGGCCAGGCCGGCGCCCTCGGCGGCGTGGGCGAACTCGGCGAGGCCGTGGGCGTAGTGGCCAACCGCAACAGCGACACCGGCGATGGTGCCGCCGGAGGCAACGATGCGGGCGGGCCACGGGTCACGGGGTGCCTGCTGGACGATGACCGGCGCCGGGGCCGGCTGGGGCTGGGGGGCGGCACGGGGCTCGGGCGCCGGGGTGTCGTTCATGTAGACGGCGACGGGCTTGTGGTCCTCGACACCGATGGCGATGCCGATGCCGGTGAACTGCCCGGCAGCGAGGTCGGCCTGGGTTGCGTAGGCGGTGCGGTCGGCGGACTGCTGGGTGGTGGTCACTGCTGCTCCTCGGGGGCGTCGGTGCGGTGCTTGACGTGGGCGTAGGCGCCGCGCATGGGCTTGTAGAACTGGGGCTCGGCCTTCAGCCAGTCCGTGATGGCGGACCGGGACGGTGCCGGGGCAACCGGGAAGATCACGGCGAAGAGTTCACGGATGGCGTCGGGGCCGATACCGGACGGGCCGGCCTTGACGACGATGCTGAAGACGGTGGGCCAGCGGGCGTCGTCGCTGACGCCGGGGGTGGGCGTGGGGCCAGTTGCCTGCTTCGGCGCCGGGGCGGACTCGGGGGTGAGGTGCGCGGGGGGCTTCCACAGGGCGCCGCCCTCGCCGAGGATCTCCCGGAACTGCCGGTCGAGGTCGGCGTCGTGGCTGGTGGTCTCGTTCATGGCGCCGCGTACGCGGTTGCGGGTCTCCTCGGCGGCGGCGATGGCGTCAGCGGCGCTTCCGGCGGGCGGTGTGCTGTCCCAGTCGGCGGTGACGCTGCGCCTCGGCGTGCTGTTCCCGTCCGTGGTCGGGCCGGCCTGCGGGGGGACGGCGTCCATGATTCCGGCGAGGATGCTGTCGGGGTCCTGGACGTCGATGAGGAACAGGTGGTCGGTGTTGTCCCAGCGCCGCTCGTACGCTTCACCGGCGACCTTGCGGGATGCGGCGTCGAGTTCGGGGCGGCGGGTGCTGACCTCCTGGATGAGGGCCATCATGATGTCGGGCTTCATGAGGTAGGTCTTGAACGGGCGGGCGTGCTTGCGGCCGAACTTGAGGAAGCCGCAGCCCTCGTAGGGGGCGTCTTCGGGCTTGAGGCGCTCATTCCAGCCGAACAGGTAGTTCAGCTCGGCTTCGGTGTCGACGCCGAGGCCGATCTTCATGATGGACTGCTTGAGGACCTGCGGTTCGGCGATGACGTCCTGGGTGGCGCGCAGGGCAGCGTTCTCGACGTTGCAGGCGGTGGCCCGGCCGATCTCGATGATCTCGACGATGTTGTCGCCGACCTTGCGGAGGATCTCGTCGCGGCGGGCGCGCTGCGAGAAGAGCATGGCGATCTCGTCGTTGTTGAGGGTCAGGGCGGGGATGCGCGGGGTGACGGGCAGCTTGTCGTCGTTGGCCTGGAGCTCGAGGGCCTTGTAGGCGGTCTTGCGGATCTTGGCGATGCGCTTCATGGCCTCGGTCATGGCGAGGGCCTTTTCGGGGGTGTCGGCGACCCAGTCGACGGGGGGCTTGCCGGGCTTGCCGAGCTGCGTCCACAGATGGAGCCAGGGCAGGGCGAGGTTGCCGCCGTTGAGGTCGATGACCCAGACGAGGTTGTCGACCATGCGGAGCTGGTTGGCGATCTTGACGTTCATCAAGTTGGACTTGCCGGAGCCGCGCTGGCCGACGGTGACGCTGGAGGCCTGGCGCATGACGGCGCCGGCCTTCTCGCCGTCCTGGTAGACGCCGATCGCGGTGAAGTCATTGATCGACAGGGGGGAGAAGTCCATGGGGTAGGGGACGTCGTCGAGGAGGTGGTTGACGGTGGCGACGTTGACGAGTGCGGTGCCTCGGTCGGCGCCGGCTGTGACCTCGACGCCGCAGCCCTCGGGGAGGCGGGCGTCGCCGGCGAGCCGGTCCTCGAACGGCTTGAGTTGGCGCCAGGTGGTGCCGCCCGGGGGGACGATCTCCAGGGTGTAGCCGCCGCCGCTGTCCCACTGCTCGATGGCGAGGACGGTGGTGTTGTGGACGGCGCAGACGCGGCCGATGCGGGCGGTCCATTCGGCGGCGAGTTCGGTGCGCAGGGCCTGGGCGGCGTTGGCGATGTCGGTGGCCTGCTGGTCGGCGGCGGCCTGGGCGGTGGCGCGCCCGGTGCGGGCTTCGCCGGTCCAGGCCATGCCGAGGCCGATGGTTCCGGCGGCGAGGGTGCCGAGGCTGGTGGTGGTCCAGGGGCTGGTGGCCATGGCCCAGGAGCACCAGGTGCCGGCGCCGGCCCAGGTGGCGGCTCGGACGGCGAGGCTGGTGCCGGTGATGTGGTGGGTGCCGCGCTGGCGGACGCCGGCGAGGTGGTGGCCGAGGAGGCCGGCGCCGGCGGTGGCGGCGGCCCACATGGGGGGCATGTGGGCGACGTGGCCGGCCCAGGCGGCGGCGAGGGTGGCGCCGGCGATGTTGAGGGGGCCGGTGACGGGGCCGTGGCCGGCTTCCCAGTCGACGTTCACGGTGGCGGGTTCTCCTGTCGGTGGCGGTCGGTGGCCGCGGGTCGGTGAGGGTGGCGGGAGGGCGGCCGCCCGGGCGAGGGCCCGGGCGGCCGGGCTGGTCAGTGGAAGTCGACGTTCGCGGCGATGTCCCACATCTCCTCGCCGGGGCGCGGGTTGCGGTGACGCTCGAGGTCGACGTGGTGGAGGTTCTCGAACGCGGGGGCGAGCTCTCCGGCCATCTCGGCGGCCTTCTGGGTGAGCTGGTAGATGCCGCGCATCAGCTCGATGATCTGCGGGTCCAAGGGGTAGGGGCCGTCGGCCTTCTCGGTGGTGATCTTCATGGCCTCGGCGACAAGCTGCAGTGCATCCGGGAGGCTGGCGAAGTCCTGGCCGACCTGGAGCATGGCGGTCGGCTCGTAGGCGGAGGCGGCACGGGCCATCTCCACGGCGGCGGCGGTGAAGTGGTGACCGGACATGTCGGTGGCTCCCTGGGTCGTGGTGGACGGGCTGAAGGTGGTGGCGCCGGCGGGGCGGCGGATGGTGCCGCCGATCTCCGGCTCCGTGGTGTCGATGGCGGGCTGCGCGGAGGCGGCCTTGGCGGCTGCGCGTTCCGCCCGTGCTGCGCGGCGGCGGGCCCAGGTGGCGCGCATCCGGGCCCAGCCGGTCTTGCCCGACCAGTTCCAGATGCCGTGCCACAGGCCGGCACCGACGGACAGGAAGCCGTCCCATCCGACCGCGGCGGTCTTGCGGGTGCCTCGGCCGAGGGCGGCGAGCACCCGGGCCCGGTGCGGCTTCGTCTTCACGATGGCGGTGCGGGTGCCGGCGGCGGCGAGGGTGGCGCCGCGCTTCCCGGCCCGGCCGGCCGTGGCGGTCAGGCGGCGCCGGGCAGCGGCCCGGCTGTTCTTCCTGTCCGCGGTGAGGGCAGCGGCGGCCTTCTCCTCCTTCGAGAGCTGCCCCGCCTTCCCGGCGCCGGTCCGCTCGGCAGAGCGGTCGGCACGGCCGGTGCCGCCGGACAGCCGGTCGGCGATCCGGCCCAGACGCCCCGCCTTCCCTCCGCCGTCGACCCGCCCCGAGTTGGCGCCAACACCCGACGCTGCGCCGGTCCCGTTCTGGCGGCCGAGGGACCAGCTGGTCGACGACGGACGTTGTCCTGTCCCGCCACTCCTGGCGCCGGCACCGCCGCCGACACCGCCCCGGCTGCCGCCGCCGGAGAGCAGACCGCCGCGGGCGCTGTTGGCGCCAGAACGGGTACCGCCAGGAGCGAGCAACCCGGCCTTCGCCGTCTTGTTGGCGGTCTGCTTCTTGACGGTGGCGCGGCGCTTCAGGACCGCCGCCGTGGTGCCGCCAAGCGCGAGGCCGGCCGCGCCGCCGATGCCGGGGAGGCCGGCGATCTGGTAGGCGGCGGTCAGGGCGGTGGCGGTGCCGTTGGCGGCGGCCACGAGGGCGGGCGCGGCGGGGATGCCCTTGCGGCGGGCGGTCTTCTTGTCGGCCTTCTGGTCGCGGGCAAGTTCGGTGAGGGCGGCCTGGGCGGCCGGGGACTGGGTCTTCCAGTCGATGGCGGGTGCGGGGGCGCCGGGGGTGACGTACACGGAGTCGTGGTCGGGCTGGGGGGTGGTTGTTGCCGGTGCGCGGGTCGGCGCGGGCGGCGCTTGGGTCTGGGACACCGGGCTCTCCTTCAATGTCGTCGTCGTAGTCGTCGGGTCCGAGGGATGGGGGTGGTGCGGGGTTTTTGCTGTTCAGGGGGGTGCTGGGGGGTCGGCTACGACGACGACTACGACGTCGACGACATCAGGGCCGGCCGGTGGGCGGGTCAGTCCATGGCGGGCATCGGGGTCTTGTCGAGGATCGCGGTGCGGATGTTCTTCGCCGTGGACGCGGACACGCTGCCCAGCCCGGCGGTCTCGATGGCCTTGGCGAACTCCTCGCCGGTGGGCTGCCTGCGCAGGCGCTGGAACTCGTCGTGGAAGACGGGCCCGGCGAGGTCGACCCATTCGTCCATGGGGCGGCGGGTGTTCTTCTGGGTGGTGGTCTCGGCGCGGACGGTGCGGCGGCGGGTGGCGGCGGGGCGGGGCTTCTTGGCGCCGGTCGTGCTGCTGTCGCTGGCGCCAGGTGCGTCCTGCTGGTGGCGCCAGGTGGCGCCGTTGCTGGCGGCAGGAGCGGCGCTGTCCTGTCGCCAGTTGGCGGTGCTGTTGTCGCCAGAAGCGGTGTCCGTACTGTCGCCAGCTGTCGCCAGTTCGGGGGTGTCGCTGTCGCTAGTTGTCGTCTCGTTCTGTCGCCAGTTGGCGGTGCTGTTGGCGCTGTCGCTGGCGGTGCTGTTGGCGGCAGGAGCGGTCGTGCTGGCGCCAGGAGCGACCGGGTTGCTGTCGCCATCTGCCGCCAGTTCGGCCGGGTGGTCCGCCAGCGTCTGGCGGATCGGGGCGCCGAGCCGGGCGAGCCTGATCGCCATCACCTCGTGTGCGGGGGCGGTCCGGCGCCAGCTGCGGCCGTAGCGGCGGCGGAGCTTCTCGCGGAAGATCCGGGCCTCCCACTCGATCGCGACGACGTCCGTGTACGAGGTGAGGTGCCACAGGTGCTGGCGGCGCCAGATGCGGTAGGTGGAGATCGGGCTGAGGATCCACCGCTTGATGGGCGGGGTCTCGATGTGCCGGTCGGCGGTGATGTCGGCGATGCGGCCGACGGCGTGCCGGGCTGCCTCCATGACGACGATGAAGAGCGTGGGGATGGTGGCGTGCATGCCGACGGCCAGCCAGTCGCCCCAGGCCGAGGAGGCGTTGAAGGCGACGGTGGCGGCGGTGAGGAACCAGGCTGTCTGGCGGAGCAGGGGGAACGGCATGCGGAGGCCGGTGAGGACCAGGTCGAGGGCGAGGAGGACGCCGATGCCGGCGTCGATGCCGATGGGGAAGGCGTACGCGAAAGAGCCGAAGTCCTTGTCGATGGCGAGCTTGGTGACGGCGCGGTAGGAGCCAGCGAAGCCGATGCCTGCGATGGCGGCAGAGCCTCCGGCGACGGCACCGATGAGGCCTTTCTGGGTCTTGGTCAGCTGAGTGGGGACGGCCGGCTCGGGCTGTGTGCTGGTCGGCTGGCCGGCGGACAGGTCGGGCGCGGTCACGGGGGTCTCCAGAGGATGGCTGGTGGCATATGCATGACATGGGCTGGGTGGTGCGGGTTGCCGGTGGCCCCGGCCGGGGCGGGTCAGAGCTGGTCGGGCTCCAGGGAGAAGAACACGACGTCGGCCCGCTCCAGGGCGGGGTTCTGCTTGGTGAGGGCGGCGCGGATCTCGCGGTAGGCGCCGGCTCGGCTGGCCCCGGGCCGGGTCGGGAGGGTTCCGTTGATGGTGGCGATGCTGAAGCCGCCGGCGGCCGGGTACTGGAGGGTGATCAGCCAGGAGTAGAGGACGGGCTCCTCGGAGGTGGAGGCGGAGGCGGGAGCGGTGGCGGTGGTGGTCATTGGTCTTCTCTCTCGTGTGGTCATACCGGGCGGGGTGTCTGAGTGCCTGCGGCTGCCGCACGGCTGGGGCTGTGCGGCGCCGTCCGGCGATCAGGCGCGCGGGTGGTGGAAGGGGCTCGGGTTGGTGTGCATGATCTCGTCGGCACAGTCGGCGGCCCAGGTCTGGTGCGTGTAGCAGGTCTGGCGGTCGTCGGCGTGCATGCCGGCGTCCTCTCGCTGGTTGTCGCGCTCGATCGCGGCGGCGAGCTTCTTGTCCATGGGTGTCCTTCCGGGGTCAGGCGGCGGTGGGGAGGGGTTGTTCGTCGTCGCGCGGTGCGGGTGCGGGTTCGCCGTCGTCGTCGGGGTGCCAGGCGGCGGGGCGGACGGTGAAGCGGACGAGGCGGCGGGCCTGGTAGAGGCCGGCGGCGGCGGGGCGGCGGCCGGTCATTTCGCGGCGCCGCTCTGCGGCTGCGGGGCCGGCTGGGTGGGGCGGACGGCTTCGCAGGTGACGGGGCAGGGGATGGTGCCGTGGCCGTCGGGGCTGACGACGATGCCCCAGTCCTGGCACTCGTTGCAGCGGTAGGCGGGGATACCGGCGAGGGTCACTGCGGGCCTCCGAGGTGCTGGGTGACCATGTGGGCGAGCTGCGCGGCCTGGTCTCGGAGGACCGGTGCGGGCGGGACCGTCGGCGCGGGCAGCGGCGCCGGGGCGGGGGCCGGTGCGGGGGCCGGCTTGGAGGGGGTCTGCTGCGCGCTCACAGGACACCGCCGGACTTGCCGTCGAGGACGGCCTGCAGGGCGGTGACGATCTCGTCGATGCGGTCAGCGGAGAGCAGCAGGGTGCCGTAGCGGCTGCCGGAGATGTTGTTGATCTGGATGAGCGCGGCGGCCGGGGTGTCGTGGTCGAGGATCTCGAACTCGGCAAGGACGGCGATGAGCCGCGCGACGGCGTCGGCCTGCGTGCCGGCCTGGGCGAGGGCCTCCTCGGCGGTGAACACCGGAAGGTCCGTCACGCTCAGGGGCTCGGCGGGCTCGGCAACGAGCAGCACCGGGGCGCCGAAGTCCGTGTTGGGCGCGCTGGGCTGCGCCTGGTGTGTGCCGGAAGCCGGCATCTCGGTACGATCCATAGGGATCGGCCTCCTGGTTGTGTCAGGTGGGCTGGTCTGCGCTGGCGGGTGTTGACGCACTCGCCCAGCAAGGGCCCCGAGCTTGGTGTTGACGCACCCTCGGGGCTTCTTGCTGTTCTGCTGAGACCAACGTAGCACAACTTCCTCTCGACGAACACAGCAAGTTAGTGCAGGATGTTGAGCAAGGAAGTTGGGATAGGATGTCGCCATGCCCAGCACCTCTGGGAACGAACAGCAAGCAGAAGGAAAGGAGCCCGACTTGGTCACGTTCACCGACATCCCTGACCGCCTTGAGCGGCAGGGGCTGAAGAGGATCAGTGCGTCGCGTGTGCGGCAGCTTGCCGAGACCGATCCCGACTGGCCGATCCCGCTGGAGCAGGCGCAGAAGGCCGGCCGCATCAGGCTGTTCGACTGGAACGTGCTCGAGCCGTACTTCGTCAACCGCGTCTCGCGGCAGGGGAAGCGCACGGACCTCGACAAGCTCCGGGGCAAGTAGTCTCCCCAGAACGCGCAAACGGCCGACGGGGGTGGAGCCCCGGCCGGCCGTCCAAGCGCAACAGCGAGATCGCACTCGCTGTCAGATGAGACCCCCCATGCAGCAGGAAGGTGCTCGAAGGTGACTGTACCCACGAGGGTAGGGCAGCCCAACCCGTACCGACACAGCTCACAGCGAGTGGCGGTCGGTGATTCCACGTGAGCGCGGCACACATGGGCATGGTGTTCGCAGCTGAGGGCCTGGACGGCACCGAGAAGCTGCTGCTGCTCGGCTACACAAACTACACGGACCCGCACGGCTACTGCTGGCCCAGCGAGGAGCGGCTGGCGGACGACTGCGGCACGTCGCGCAGCACGGTCCAGCGCGGGAAGCGGAAGCTCACCGCCAGGAATCTGATCAAGGGCGTTCGGCGGTTCAACCCCGCCACCGAGGAACCGACGTCGAACCTGACTCGGGTCAACCTGCCGCTGCTCGCCTCGATGGCCCGGAAGCGCACCCAGTACAACGACGACCTGATCAACGCCATCAGCTTCGAGGACGACACCCAGGGCGACCCGTTCAGCAGCCTCGGCGGAACCCCAGACGACCCCGAACCTACTGCTGACCTGCTGATGATTCGATCTGACTCCTACCCTGAGCCAAATCGACTCGCACCCCGGGTCAATGTGACTCACGGGCTGGGTCAGGATGACTCTCAATCCACCAGTGATCCCGTATGTATCCCTGAAGAGATCCCGACGCCTGTCCCGGACGCCCGTAGGGCAGGTACAGGTAGTAGCGCGCGCGAGGCTGGCGGCTCCGCCGCGTCCGGCAAGAAGCAGCGATTCACGTCTGGGGAGGGGAAGCAGGCTGCCGAGTTCGTCCGCTGCTTGCCGCCTTACCTTCGACGGCACGTGCCGTCGAAGCGGCCCCGCAACTTCACTGCAGCCGTCATTGCTGCACTCGCTGCCGAACAGCCGCACGAGCGCACCCCGGAGCAGCTGGTGCGGTTCCGGGTGCTGGCGAAGTGGGACAAACACTGGGGTGCCGAGTTCGGAGCCGGCCGAGTCCGGCAACCCGTCGGCGCGATCATCAAGATGCTCGAGCGATCCGCCGAGTGCGGTGACCCGCGGTGCGATGAGCGAATCAACGTCGACACGGGGCAGCCGTGCGGCAGCTGCGGGGAGCGAGTCGCGGACGAGAAGCAGGACCGGAAGGCTGCGGCCGCCGCCAGGGTCGCCGAGGAGCACGGCGCCAGCGACGTCGACTACTACCCGGAGATGCCGGAGCCCGGCGGAGGCGAGCCGCCGGAGTGGGCCGACGTCCCGAAGCAGCGGACGACCGAACCAGCGCCGCCAACCCATCCCATGCGGACCTGCGACGGCTGCGACAAGGCCTACCGCGGCCCGGCCGGCCTGTGCGGCATCTGCATCAACGAAGCCCAGTACGCCTGACCCAAGGGGGACCCGATGTCTCTGCGCCACCGCCTTGTACCTGTGTTCAGCCTGGGCCGTCAGGCCCTGCGTGCCGCCGCCGGGCACTTCGACATCCCTGCCGACCGCACGGAACTGTGGATGGAAAGCGCCCGTGCCACGGCGGATGCCTTTCGGGCTGCCACCACAAGCACGCCCGCGACGCCGGCGGAGGCGCCTTCGCCGCCGCCGACGCGGGTTGAACTTGCCAAGCAGCGGCAGCGTCTCCTGGCCGAGTGCCGGCTGACCTACGGTGAGCTCCGTGACCGGGCCGCTGCCTACACGCTCAGCCCGGACGAGCTCGACATCTGGCACACCATCGAAGGCATCGACTTCCTCCTCGCAGGCACCGGCGGCTGACACCAACCGGGCCGCGGTCCGGGGCGCGCGGACCGCGGCCTGCGTCATCGGCTCTGACGACGGCGCCACAACCTTCCAATTCCCGTTTCCGGGATTGCTCCCGCAAGCGGCAAATGCGGCAGTAGGGTCGGCGCTATGACCGAACCCACCGCCCTTCGCCACCTCACCGAGAACTTCGCGCTCTGGCTCGCCGACTCCATGCGCGTCGCCGACCTCGACATCGACCGGCAACGCGGTGGCGGCCGAACAACGCTCGCCAAGGCCGTCGGCGTCGCACCCAGCACCGTAGCCCGCTGGCTCGACGGCCTCGCCCTGCCCAGCCCCGAACACCTCCAGGGCATCGCCGACGCCGTCGGCGTCAACCCCATCGAGATGCTCATCACCAGCGGCATCCTGCGCATCGACCGGCGCGACGTCGCACTCACACCAAACCGCAGCAGCGACGAACCCGAGACCGCCGCGCGCGCCGCCCTCCAGGAAGCCGCCACCGTCCTCGGCATCCCTTCCACACGGACCAACCTGTGGATCCAAACCGTGAAAGCCACCGCGGAACCCTTCCGCGCCTGACCCGGCCGGCGCCGCAGCGGCTACTCGGCGGCGCCAAGCTCCCGCAGTCGCGCTTCCAGTACCGACGACTCCGTGAGCGTCTGTTCCAGCTCGGATGCCGACGTGCGCAGCAGGGCGGCGTCCGAGCTTTCCGCACCGGCTTTGCAGTCCCGGGCCGCCTGCCCGAACAGTTCGAGCATCCGGGCCCAGTGCTGCTGCGCGGTGGTGTCGGGAATCGGCGGGTAGGCCTTCGCTGCTTGCGCGTGTTCCACGCCGGAGGTGCAGGCTTTGGCGTCCGTTTCCAGATCGGTGGCGTTGCCCATGGCCCGCGCATCCTCGGTCAGGGCTGTGATGTGTGTCCGGCCGCCTTGGCTGTACCAGTCGGTGAACGACTGGCCGTTCGAGGAGCACCCGGTGGCGGTCAGCGCGGCAGCGGCGATGAGCAGTGCGGCGGCGGCGCGGTAGGGGTTGGTGGGCATGGGTGTGGCTCCCGTGGTCGGTGCTGGGTGCCGAACACGCTCCCAGCCCTGCGACGCTGCTGTGAGGGGGTTGCCGAACCGTGATTGCAGTGATCTGCGCCAGGATGCATCGATCTGCACTGTGCTGCAGAGAACTGCACTTGCCCCGCATCAAAAAGTGATGCACGATGTGAGGCATGAGCACTCTCACTGGCAAGGCCGTCGCGCGCAAAACCGTGCCCGTCACAGCCGAGGACACCCAAGCCGTGGAGCGCCTGCGCGAGCCCGCCAGCGCGTACCGCACCGCTCTCGCCGAAATCCTCGGCGTGGAACTCTCCGCCGACCCCTCCGAGGCCGAGGTCCTCCAGGCCCTCATCGAGGCAGGACGCATCGCAGTGGAACAGAAGGTCATGGTCGGCGGGTACGCTGCCCTCGCCGCAGCCCGGGACGACGAAGACCGTGCGTACGCCCGAGCCATGCGCGGCCGCCGACGGGGATCCAGCGAAGACTGAGGAGCAGAGTGCCCGAAATCGTCCCGGTACGTGGCGTCGTCTACAGAGCCGACGCAGGCTTCGGCCTCAAACCGTTCCTGGTGGTGTCGAACAACGCCCGGAACCAGAAGCTCGACGATTGCCTGGCCGTCCGGATCACCACCTCGGACAAGCCCGAGCTGGCCAGCATCATCAAGCTCGGTCCCGCGGACGGCCCCCTGGTCGGCTCGGTCCTGTGCGACGACGTCCTGCCGTTGTTCCGCGACGAGCTCCGGGAGAACCTCGGCGCCCTGAGCCCCGGCACGATGATGAAGGTCGCGGCCGGCCTGCGCGCAGCGCTCGCCCTGTAGCCACCGCCATCCCCTTCCGGGAATGCCCCCACCCGCCCGGTGGGGGCATTGCGCATTCCGCAGCAGGTGACAGTGCCGCGCGGCAGGATGTCCGGCATGGACCTGAACCGTGACCCCCAGACGATCGCCGCCGCTGCTGCGGAGGAGATCCGCGCCCTGAACCACAAGACGTTGACGCCCGGCGGGAGCTTCACCTATCCCAGCAACATCTACGACACCGTCGGTTCCCTCGAGACGATGGTCGAGCGGCTGCCGCAGGCCCTCGACCAGATCGGCCGGGCCCTCGCCAAGTTCAACGCCGACGGGGTGATCCGCATGGACGACGGCAGCGACCCGGGCGAGGCGGTCGCCGCGGTGACGCGGGCCCTCGAGTCGGGGAAGTCCGTCGCCGAGGCCCTGGGCACCATCCTGCAGGTCGCGGTCCAGCCGCTCGGCAAGATGTGGTTCCAGGCCCCTCCCGGGCACGACGACGCCGACGACGAGTAGCTCCGTCACGACGCCTCCCCCACCACCGGACGGCGGCGGCGCAGCGGCAGTATGACGGCACCCCGGTGGCCGTGTGCGGCGGTTTCGGGGCCGGGTGCGGGTGTCGGGGCGCCAGCGGCCTGTGCGGCGTGCTGAAGGGCTGTCAGCGCCGCCCGGCCCGGGGTGTCGACGCCGTCACCAGGGTTGGTGAGGTAGGCGTCCAGTCCGGTGCGGGCGGTCTCGAGGTCCACGCCCGCGGCGACCAGGCACTCCCACACCGTGGTCCCGGCCGGCACCCCGGTGGCGGGCTGGCCCGTGGTCTCGTGGCCGGTGGCCGCCGGGGTCACGTCCGGTACCGGGAGGCGCGCCACGCCGGACCCTGACCGCTCCACGGACTCGAGGCCCCCACCGGCACCACCACGGCTGCTCGGCCACATCAGGGCCACCTCCAGACGACACGCCACCCAACTTGCGAGTCACCAGAGTGATCGTCAGAACCGTGCCGCAGGTTCACGGTTCGTGAACCCCAAACCCGTGCACACCACCATCAACCGGCATCAACCGGCCCCGGCCGTGCACCACCGTGCGCGCCCCACCGCGAGATACCCGTACCCCCGCACGCCCCCACACGCCTACCCTGGGCACCACTGCCGACAAGGACACCCTGGGGGACCGTCATGCCCGTGCACCCTGCCGACGACCACATCGGCCGCCACATCGCCCAGCAGCGCAAACTCGCAGGCCTCACCCAGACCCAGCTCGCCACCCAGACCGGCTACTCCCTCAGCCTCATCAAACAGGTCGAAACCGGCGCCAAGCCCGCCACCCCCGCCCTCGTCGCCACGATCGCCCGCGGCCTGCACATCCACCAGGGCCTCCTCACCGGCCAGCCCGACCACACCCTGCTGCGCGCCGACGCCCTCGACCGCACCATCTCGGCAATCCGCGACGCCCTCGACCTCTTCGACCTCGGGGCCGACGACACCGTGTCCCGGCCCCGCCCGGCGAACGTCCTCCACGTCATCGCCGAGGACCAGTGCCGACACGTGCGGGCCGGCCACATCCGGCAGGTCGCCGACATCCTCCCCGCCCTCATCGAGGAAGCCACCGCCGCCGCCTACCTCGCACCGACCGGCCACACCGCGGAATGGGCGACCCTCGGCTCCGTCTACCGAACCGCGTACGACGTCGCCACGAAGCTCGGCCACCAGGACCTCGCCGCGATCGCCCTCGACCGCATGGCCTGGGCCGGCGAGAAGGCCTCTGACCCCACCTTGGCCGCCCTTCGCATGTACATGAGGAGCCTCGTCCAGCTCCGAAGCGGCCGCTACGCCACCGGACAGCGCCTCGTCGACGCCGGCCAGGCCCTCCTCCAGCAGACCGACAACCTGCTCGAGCGCACCGCCCTCACCGGGCAGCTCCACCTCGGCTCCGCCGTCCTCGCCGCCCGGGCGGGCAACCGCGACGAGGCCCTCGACCACCTCGACCAGGCCGACCGGGCCGCCGCCGTCACCGGCGAGGTCCCCCGCCTGCGCTGGGTGTCCTTCGGCCCGACCAACGCAGCCGCGCACCGCGTCGCCGCCCTCGCCGAACTCCACGACTACACCGGCGCCGTCCAGGCCGCCGACGCGCTCGCCGTCCCCGCCGACTGGCCCGCGTCCCGCGCCGCCCGCCACCACGTCGAGGTCGCCAACGCCCGCCTGTGGTCCGGCGACAAGGACGGCTCCCTCCGCGACCTGCAGACGGCCCGCCAGCTCGCACCCCAGCAGGTCCGCTACGACGTCACCGTCCGCGAGACCGTGTCCGCCCTCGTCCGGGCGCAGCGCTCCACCCCCGGCACCCTGCAGCACATGGCGGCCTGGGTCGGCGTCTGACGGCCAGCCGAAAGGCCGGCGGCCCGCCGGTCTGTTCAGCCCCGGGCGCCGCACTTCCCCGAACACGGCGCCCGGCCGCGCAGTCGCGGATATACATCCAGGAGAGCCCGAACGAGGAAGGGGCACCCGCCATGAGCACCACCACGCCCGAGCTGGCTGCGATCTGCCAGACCTGCCACAAGCCCATCGCCGCCGGCGAAGGCAGCATCTGGATCAAGAAAACCGACCTGAACGCCACCGAACAGGCCGCCAGGGAGTGGGAGGAGCGGCAGGAGGAGCGGACCCGGCAGAACAACGGCATGCCCGTCTACAGTGCCCTCGACCTCTCCGAGTACCCCGACGAAGCACACTGGCGGGTCAGCCACCACGCGTGCTCCGACACCAGCACCGCCATGTACTCCTTCGAGGTCCAGCGTTGCAGCACCTGGGCCGAGCTCGTGCACTGGACCGCCCACCTCATGGAGAAGGACTGGCTGCGGCACACCGACTGGAGCGACATGCTCCGCGAGACCAGCGACGGCTCCGGCAGCCGCCTGCGCCCGGCCGTCAAACCGGTCATCCACCCGTAGCCGGCCCGGCCCGGCCGGCCCCTGTCCACGGGCGCCGGCCGGGCGTAGCGTGCCCGTATGACCGACCCCCAGCAGCCTGCCCCCGACACCACCGGGTGGGAGATCACCGACAGCGGCTACGGCGGCGACGTCCGACGCATCACCATCCGAGCCGCACCGCCGCGGCCGCGGCTGCGCCTGGTCCGGCCCGACGACGGGGAGCAGCCCGGGTAGACGGCCCGGGTGCGGAGCTTCCGGAAACCCGGGGCGCCAACCGGTGCTCAGCCGGAGGTCGGTGCCCCGGCGGCCCGCATCTCCGCCAGCACAGCGTCCAGGGTGTCCAGGCACACCGAGGCGGCCTCCATGCGGGCCTGGTCGTCCTCGTCGTGCACGGACTTCGACGCGAGGCGCCACCACATGCGGGCGTGCTCCCGTTCCTCCTCGACCTCGGGCAGCGTCATCCCGGCCACCTGCCGGCGGGTGCGCGTGGCGAGGGCCGCCTTCTCCTGCGGGCTGAGCACGTCGGCGACGTCCTCGGTCTCGTACTCGACCACGTCGGCGCCCGAAGCGGCCCGCCACCGGACGAGTTCCTCCTCATGGGTGCCGGACGCGGTGGCCTGCGCCACCGTGCGCACTCGGGCCGGGTCCGGTTCCCTGCCGGCCATGAGACCGCCGACGAGGGTCAGTGGCCACCTCGGGCCGACCACCCGCGGCAGCCGCGGATTGGAGTCGGTGACGAAGTCGAGTGGCTCGAAGTACTCCCACTCGACGCCGTCCGCGTCGACGACCCTGTCGCGGCCATCCAGCATCGGGTACGGGCGGCACAGCCGCTCCACAGTCATCGGCGCATCCGCCCAGGGGCGCAGCAGAAATCGGTGGCCGGCGCCGTCACGCATTGTCTCCCGGGTCTCGCTGACACCGTGTCGGAAGACGCCCACGACGGCGCCGCTGGTGTAGGAGACGTGAACGACGGACGGCGGGATGTCGATGGCGACCATGTCGCCTTCCCTCACGTCGCTCGTCAGGCCGGTGATGCGGAACGGCCAGCGCTCCGGGCCTCCGGGCGCGGGGATGTCCACCGCAACCCTGCCTGGTTCCGTCTCCGGGTCGGTCCACGGCCAGACGAGCACGACCGTATCGCCCGGATCGGTCCCCCACACCTCCGCGACTGTGGCTACTCCAGGCGGGCAGGAGACCCGCAGCACGTCACCGCGCCGGATCACCTCGTCGGGGACACCGAACCCGTCGTCCGGCAGCCTGTCGCCAGGCGACACCACCACCAGGGCGCCGTCGGCCCCCGCCCCGGGGGCAGGCTGGTCGCGGACCGCTTCGACGGCCTGTCGGTGAGAACCACCGTCCTCGAGACGCCGGCGGCGGGCATCGTTCTTACGGGCGTGATTGGCAACCACGGCTCAAGCTCCTCAGCGCGTGCACGGCCCGTGATCTGGCACGCCCAGGCCAAGGGCGAGCAACGGAGGTCCTGCTGTCGCGTGGATGCGGGGCACCTGGGGCCGTCAACGCCTCACCGGTCACGGGCCGGACAGGACTGGGCCGGGCCGACACGAGCGGCGGCCATCACGCAGGACGATACCGCGCCCTGCGGACAGGCTGCAGAAAAACGGGCCCGGGACAGGATGCGCCCTGTCCCGGGCCGGCGCCCCCAGGCGGTAATGCGCACACGCTACGCCCCAGGTCGGGCCGCGTCCACGGTCCGGCCGGAAACGCAGAAAAGGGGCCGGGGCCCGGGCGCCCATGACAGGCTCACCCGGGCCCCGGCCCGTACCGCTCATGCTGCCGCCCGCACCCGATCCAGATGCGGACCACACGACGCCTTCCTCCCCATCGTGTGACACGACTCCCCCGGCGCCGACCCGCACTTCGGGCACGCCACGTCCAGCGGATCCCGCCGCAGCAGCACCCCGCCGTGACTCACCGCCGCACGGCGCAGCACCTCGATCCCGTCGGTCAGGGCCCGCACCTCCGGCCCGGTCAGGGCGCGGTCCCGGGTCTTGGCGACCAGGGCGTCCAACTGCGCCGGCGTCGGGCCCTCGGCGACAACGGCGATCCGCATCCGCTGTTTGGCTTCCGGCGCACGGCGCGGCGACGCGGGCACCTGCGGGACTTCCCGCTCCACCCGGTCCGGCGCGAGGTGCGGCTCGACGGCGGCGGCCAGCGCATCGATCTGCCGCACGGTGACCGGCAGGCCGAGCCGGTCCGCGGTATTCATCAGGGCGCGGCGGGCCCGCGAAAAAGTGATCGGGGTGAGAGTGTCCACCGTTCCTCCTGTGCTGTTCAGGCTGCGGCCGGGTAGTCGGCAAGGTCTCGGATGACCGTGGCCGTGGGCCGTCCGGCGGGGATGGGTTCGAACTCGGGCTGGCAGTCGCCAAGCTGCGGGTTGAGCGCGCGCACGGTGCGGGGGTCGGCGCCGGCGGCGATCCGTTCCCACCGGTCGTTCTCGTCCACGGCGTCCGTGCCGGTGGCCGGCCCTGCGGTCACGGCTCGACCACCTCCACCGGGATCCCCGCGGCCTCGGCGAGCTGCATGCAGCCGCGGGTACCCCTCGACTCGCCGTACGGGAACGCGAGACACAGGTCAGCGCCGGACTCGACCATCTGCCGGTTGCGGAGCGGCCCGGCAACGCGGCCGTGCAGCGTCCAGTTCGCGACGTACGGGTCCGTCTTGATGCGACGCGCGTGGGCCCACTTCGCGGCGTGGAGGTCAGCGCCGCTGGGGCAGTTGCCGTGGACGATGGTCAGCGTGTCGGGCTCGTGGCCGGTGGCCGCCCGGTCGAGGGCGTCCCAGACTGCCTGCTGGTTGGGCCAGTGGCGGCTGCCGGTGACGAGGATGCGGGGCATGGTCAGTCCTTTCGGAGTGCGCGTTCGAGGGCTGCGATTTGGTGGCGGTGTGCGCGTCCGGGGCGCTGGTCCGGGTCGGGCCGGCAGGCGGAGCGCTGGACCAGGGCGACGACCGTGGCGGAGATGGCGATCAGGACGGCGAGGACGATGCCGGTCACGGGTCGCTCCGGTCGCCGCGGCTGCCGCACCTGGCGGCGGCGAGGAACACCAGCAGGGCGAGCACGCCGAGCACGGCGGCGACGGCAGCCCACATCACGACGCACCGCCCGCGATCCGACGGCTGCGCTTGCCGCTGTACCAGGGCAGCGCCAGCCCGTCGTTCTCCGCCCGGGGCACGAGGTGCAGGTGGAGGTGGAACACGGACTGCGTCGCTTCCCGGCCACGGCTGGTGATCACGTTCATCGGCCGGTCCGTCCAGCGCATCAGCTCCGCTGCCCGGCGCATCGTTGCCGCGGACACGTCCGGGTCGGCGGCGAAGTCCTGGACGTGGACCTTGGGCACGATGAGCGTGTGGCCCTCGACGACGGGGTTCAGCGGGACGAACGCGACGGCGTCGTCCCATTCGTCGGGGGCGACGACCCACGTGGCGGGCTCCCGCCCGGCGACGATCTCGCAGAAGACGCAGGGGGTGCGGCTCACGACGCACCGCCCAGCACGGCACGGGCCACCGCCAGGGCATACGGGTTGATCTCGCCCTGATCGTCGCCGTCCGCGGCGTCGTCGAGGAGTTCGGAGATGGCCCAGGCGAGGTTGCTGTCGGCGATCTCGGGCGCGGAGGTCCGGACGCGCTGGGCGGCGGCGTGCAGCTGCTCGGCGGGGGTGGGGGTGTCGGGCATCGGTGCTCCAGGGGTTGGTGCCGGCCGCCAGGTGACGGCCGGCCAGACGGTCAAGCAGCGACAGCCGCACGGGCCGCGGCGGCTACGGGCTGCGGGAGGCCGAACGCCGCGGCACACACGTGCGCGGCCAGCAGCGGCGGCACAGCGTTACCGACCTGCTCAAACTGCCTCGTTCGGGTGCCCTGCCACGGATAGTCAGCGGGGAACGACTGCAGCACCCCGGCCTCCTGGACGGTGATGCGCACCGTGTCCGGGCTGGCGAACTGCGACTCACCGCCAGGGTTGCGGTTCCGGTGCCCCGGCGGCGCGATGCGACTGTCAGCGCACACGGTGGTGGCGGGCCGTACGTGAATCCACTCGACGCGGGCCGCGTTGTTGCCGAACGCGACGGTCGGCGCGGGCTCGCCTAGGCCGCGGATTGCGGCGCCGGCCTGGTTGCCGTTCCTGAGCATCGTTCCGTCGGCCGGCCAGCTGAGCGCGTCGGCCATGGGCACCCAGGGGGCCCGGCCAGGGCCGAACAGGCCGGCGTCCTCGGCGTGCTCCGCGTGGGTCGGCACGGGGGGCTGCACGGCCCGGACCCGGGACGCTATGAGGATCGCCCGGCGGCGGGTCTGGGGGACGCCGTAGTCGGCGGCGTTCAGCTCCCCGGCCCACACGCTGTAGCCCCAGCCGCGCAGCGTCTCGGCGTACTGCCGGAACAGGGGCAGCACGTCGGGGACTTCCTCCATGACGACGTCTTCGGGGCGGAGGTCGGCCAGGTAGCGCATGGGTTCGGCGGCGAGCAGGCTGCGCGGGTCCTGGCACTGGGCGAGCAGGGCGGTCCGGGTGTCGCGGCCGTGCGCGAGGTCGTGGACGGCCTGGTGCACGAGCGGCTGGTCGACTAGGCCCAACCGCTTGCCTGCGCGGGACCAGGCCTGGCAGGGCGGGGAGGCGATGAGGCGGCGGATCCGGCCCTTCATGGGGGCGGTGGCGAGCTGGGCGATGTCGGCGCGCACGGTGTGGTGCCCGGCGGCGCGGCGGGTCCGGCAGGCGGCGGCGTCCCATTCGATGCCGATGTCGATGAGGCCGAGGTGGCCGCGGATGCCCTCGGACCAGCCGCCGGGGCCGGCGAACAGGTCCAGCACGTCGGGGGTGTGCATGGTGTCTCCTCAGCGGGTCGGCGCGGCAGCAGGGACGGCGGCGTGGCGGGTGCGGCGGATGTCGACGGCGGCGATGTCGACCTCGGCACGGCACCACTCGCGCGTGCCGTCCGCGCCGGGCCGCTTGTGCCAGTGGGTGAGGCGGATCATGCCGTCGCCGTGGCGGGGATTGTGTACGGCCACCGCCTTGTCGCAGTTCGGGCAGTCGGCGTATTCGGTCCACGGGGTGGCCATGGTCAGCTCTCTTGGGTGCCGCGGGCGGCGCGGTAGGCAGCCAGGTCGGTGGGGTGCAGCGGCCCGTCGAGGATCGGGCCGATCATGCCGACGATCCCGGCCGGGTCCTGCTGGACGTCGATCGGTGTCAGCGTCTGCTCGATGAGCCACAGGCGGGCGCGCAGTCCCTCCTTGGCCGCGGCGGCTTCGGTGAGGACCTGGTCGCGGTAGGCGTCGAGGAGCGGGCCGATCGGCGTGGCGCGGCTCCAGAGGTTTTCGATCCGCTCACGGGCGGTGGGCTGTTGCATGGTGTGCTCCTGGTGGCTGGTGCGGGTGGCGGGTGGGGGCTCAGGCAGCAGGCAGGGTGGCCTGTGAGAGGCGCAGGGCGGCCCGTTCGGCATAGGGCTCGTGGGCCTCAATGCCGATGGCGCGGCGGCCGGCCTGCCGAGCGGCGTCGAGGGTGGAGCCGGAGCCGGCGAACAGGTCGAGGACGAGTCCGCCGGGCGGGCAGGCGTAGCGGATCAGCGGGTCCAGCAGGCCGATCGGCTTCTCGGTGGGATGCAGGCCACCGCGGACGGATTGCGCGCGCTGGACTGATCGCATGAGGCGGGTGCCGTCGTCGGTGTACCGGTGCGCACCGATTGCTCCCGTGTGCGGCGTCCGGGCTGTGCGGGCGCGGGCGTGCTTGTCGGGGCCGTTGTACGAGACTCGCGGGGTGTCGTGGTGCACGCCCCCCCAGCTTCCGCGATACCAGTGCGTGGCGATCTCGTGGACGCGCTTGAAGCGGTCGGTGGCGAAGCCTGTTCCGTTGGCCTTCTCCCACACGATGTCCTGGCTCATCTGCCAGCCGGCCCCGGCGAACTCGGCGCCGTGCTGGAGGAACATGCGCATCGACCCGAAGCACCACATCGACGACGCGGCCGTGGCGGCAAGGGTGGGCCAGCAGTCGGGCCACCGGTCCCAGGTGAGGGACGTCTCGCCGTAGGGTGGATCGACTACGATCAAATCGGCCTTGATGCCGAGGGCGGGAAGAACCTCGCGGCAGTCCCCGAGGTAGAGTTTGACGTTTTCGTCCTCGTAATAGGGCTCGGTCATGACGCAGCTCCGATCTCGTAAAGGGCTCGCGCGAACGGGTAATCGGCGAACCGCTTGCCAATTTCGGCCCCAGCGGGGCGGATCTGGATCAGGGTTCGAGTGAGAGAGGGCGGCATGTAGGCCACCTGTCGAGCGTCAAGGCCGACGAGGGCAAGCAAGTCGAACTCGTCTGCCGCGTACTTGCGTCGACCGCCCTTGCCCGCACGCCGGACATGCCACTGGTACGCAGGGACGGAGCCGGTTCGCTGCGGTATGTCCCGTGCAGCTCTCGTTGACTTGACCTGCAGCCGCACGAGTCGGCCGCCAAGGTCGACAGCTACGTCGTAGGCGCAGTTCTGGTCCGTTCGGAAGGCCACGTAGCCACCGAGTAGAAGGTCTGCACACACCAGATGCTCACCTGCCGTGCCGACGTCGAGGTCCGTGGGCTCGCGCGCGTTGACAATCTCCGGTGCTTCCCGCCAACGAGCAAGAGAGTCGTTTTTGATCGGCGTCGGCCCGCTGTCCGGCTTGCCGGCTTTGAACCAGCGGAGGTAGCAAGGGCGGCACCACCCGCGGCGAAGGTTGTTCTTCTCTGCTCCGCAGCTGGAACAGGGGGTGGGCGTTGCGGGGTTGTCAGGCACCTCGGGCTCCTTCGTGGCTGGGTGGCGGGCGGGGGCGGGCGGTGACGGCCGCCCCGCCAGCAGAGATCAGGCGGTCAGGAGAAGTCCGGCGGCAGGGCGTCCGGGACGTTGGCCATGGCCTTGGTGATGAAGCTGGCCGGCGGGACGAGCGTGGCCGGGGCGCGGTCGGCGGCCTGCTCCCGGGCCTGCTCCAGCTCGGCGCGGAGCCGGCGGATCTCGGTGTCGCGCTGGTCCAGCTCGGACTGCACCACGGCCAGGAGTGCCTGGGTGTACTGCTCGCGAACGCGGACGCAGTCCGGGCATCCGGTCTCGCCGGGTTCGAAGCCGCATTCGCCGCAGAACGCTCCGGCCTCTGACAGCGCGGCGGCGATGCGGTCGGCGAGGGGCTGGGGCTGCTGGGTCACGGTCACGCCTCCTGGCTGGTTCGCTGGGCCGCGACAACGGCGCGGACATGGCGGACGGGGACGCCGAAGCGGACGGCGACCTGCATCAGCGGGGAGTGGCACCACCGCTTGCGGTAGTAGTCGTGCTGCGAGCGCTTCTTGGCGGCGCGCCACATCAGGTACATGCGACGCTCGGGCGTCTGGGCCATGGTCACGCCTCCTGCGGGTCAACGTGGGTGAGGGCGATGCACGCCCCGTGTCCGTCGACCCAGACGACCGCGGTGTGCCCGCCGAGCACGGAGGCCCGGGAGCGGGTCGTGGTGTCGAGGCGCGTGATGTCGTCGATTCCGGGAGCGGCCTCGGGCCGGAACCCGGGGTAGGCGATCACGCGGGTGCCGATCGGGTAGCGCTCGTTGAACCGGTCGGCGGCCATGCGCTCGTTGGCCTCGGTGACGGTGGCGGGCTGGGGTGTGGTCATGGTGGTCTCCGGTCAGCGGACGGACGGGACGGGGGTTAGGCAGCGAGCTGGGATGCCCACACATCGAGCTGGCCGGTGCGTTCCGCGGCCTTCCCGACACAGGACGGGCACCAGGTGAGGCCAGCGGGCGGGGAGGCCGGGAGCGGGTCGATCAGGACCGTCTCCGAGTGCGTGACGTCGTAGCCGCCCGTCCCGCACAGGGCCTGACGGCCCGGGTGCTTGCCGTCCTCGCGCATGATGTGCAGCCGGCGGACCTGTCCGGCGCGACGCTCGGACCCGGAGTGGTAGCCGCGGTAGAACGCCCTCACGATGCGGCCTTCGCCAGCCAACGCCTCTTCGCGGGTGTCCGACCGGACGTTGGACTTGTCGATCACCCAGCGGCCGACGGTGTTGCCCGTGTGGCGCCGGTCGTCGCTGTCGTCGAACACGACGGTGTCGTAGCGGTTCGGGCCGAGCTTGATGGTCGACACGGTCAGGGTGCGGTCGTCGGTACCGATGCGGCTGACGCGGACGGTCTCGGTCATGGCTGGCCTTTCGGGCTGGTCGGGTGGTGGGGTGCCCGTACGGGACAGGCACCCGGGCGGTGGTCAGAAGGGCCTGAGGGTGCTGTTCGACAGGACGTACGCGTGGCCGTACTCGGGGTCGAGGCGCGGGCCGGCGGCGCCGTGGTGGAACTCGGTGACCGCGCGCTGCAGGTCGCTGGTGGCCTCGAAAAGCTCCAGCGCCTCGTCCTTCAGGTACTTCAGCGCCCAGTCGGGCAGAGAGCCATCGACGGCGTCGCCGCGGAACTCGCTGTCGAGCGCGTCGAGTGCGTCGCGCCAGGTGGAGAGCATGTCGAGGTGGCTGCGGATGAACTCGTCAGCCGCCGACTCGAAGGTGACACCTTCTCGGTTGAGGCTCACGGCGTACGCGGCGAGGTCGCGGATGGCCTCGCCGGTCATGAAGGCGAAGCAGTCAGGGATGCCTGCGATGGCCTCTTCGTAGCGGTTGCACGCGTCGTGCAGGCGCTGCCGGGGCGGGGTCTGGCCGAGGGCCACGGGTGTCTCCTGGGGGCTGGTGGTGTACGGGCGGGACAGCGGGGCGTGGTGACGACACTACGCCTTAAGTCTTACGCGCGCAAGACTTAAGCGAAGGGAGGGGAAACACCAAGGCCCGACCTCCGAAGAGACCGGGCCCACCACACACCACCCACCTCAGAAAGGCGGCTCTTCCGAGAACCCCTGCTGCGGAGCACCCCACCCACCGCCACCGCCCTGCTGCCCCGCCGAATCCCCCCAGCCACCACCGCCGCCCGAGCCGCCCTGCCTCGCCTGACCGCCACCCGCCGTCGCCCCGCCCGGCCGCTGCACCCTCGTCACCTTCGCCGTCGCCGACCGCAGCGTCGGACCGACCTCGTCGACATCCAGCTCCATCACCGTCCGCTTCTCTCCCTCCTTCGTCTCGTAGGAGCGCTGGCGGAGCCGGCCCTGGACGATGACGCGCATGCCGCGCTGCAGCGACTCCGCCACGTTCTCGGCCGGCTGCCGCCACACGGTGCACGGGAGGAACAGGCTGTCGCCGTCCTTCCACTCGTTGGTCTGCCGGTCGTAGGTGCGCGGGGTAGACGCGATGCGGAACTTTGCAACTGCGTCGCCGCCGGGGGTGAACCGCAGCTCGGGGTCGTCGACCAGGTTGCCGACCAGGGTGATCACGGTCTCTCCAGCCATCAGGCTGCTCTCCTTTTTGCCGAAGTGTCGGGATGTTCGGCCCAGGCGGGCCGGGTGGGGACGGGTTCGCCGACTGCCCGGGCATGCGCGCGGGCTCGCTCCCAGGACCGTTTGACGGCTTCGTAGTTCATGTCGAGGAGTTCAGCGACGGTCTCGGTCTCCATGCCGGCGACGAGGCCCCGGACGATGACGGCCCGTCGCTCAGCGCGGGTGAGCGGGACCTTGCGGCCGCTGAGGGCGTGGCCGACAGCGATCTCGTCGATGTAGGGGGCCTGCTGGGTGGGCCGGTAGTGCTCGGCGAGGCTGCGGAGGGTGATGGCGGTCTTGGTCGGGTCCGTGCGCTTCCCGGTCTCGTCCCAGGTGAGGTATCCGAGGAGCGATCCGAGCGGCGTATCGGTGGGCACCAGGCCGGCGAGGACGGTGATGAGCGCGTCCTTCTCGCCGTCGGCGAGGCGCGCAAGCACCTGGTGAATGTCCCGGCGGCCCCCCGCGTCGTGGACAAGGCAGGCCAGCTGCGCGGCGACGGGCAGCACACGCTCGGCGAGGTCGCCGCGTGCCCGGTCTTCGGCGCTGCTCATGCCGCTGTCTCCATCCGGCTCTGCTGGATCAGACGGTGCGCGTAACCGACCTGATCCCCGCTGACACCCAGGAGTACAGCCACCTCGACGTGAGTCCGGCCCGCGTCTGCCAGGGCGAGCAGCGCATCGGGCACGGCCTTCGCCAGGGCCTGCGAGACGCCCCACTTCACCGGGCCTACGAAAGGCATGTGCGGCGCACAGGTCCCGCACGGCTCTTCACCGGCCGCGACATGGAGCAGCCGACCACTGGCGGTGCCGCAGTGCCCGGTCCAGTCCGGGAACGCAGCCGGGTCGTCGATGCGGTCCTCGTCCCAGCACCCGGGGGGCGCCCACCCGTGCCGCCGGGCATACGTCCTGGTCGTCGCCGCCCGGTCCGCGGCGATACCGTGCCCGACCGGATCGGCACGCCACAGCCGCTCGTACAGGGCGACCGCCGCGACATGCGTCTGGATGCAGACCATGACCCGGTGGCCACTACGAATCTGCGCCGTGTTCGGGACCGCGAGACCGAGGCCGGCGGCCAGCGTCGGCAGGCCGAAGCCGCGCGCCGACAGCGCCTGCATCCGCCGCACCGTCCCCACGGCCGGCACCATCGTGCGCGGCCTGCTCACCGCGGTCTTCTCCGGCACGGGGATGCCGAGAACGGCATCGGCGCTGCTGCGCCACACGTTTCTGGTGCTGGCCCGCCTGATCAGGTGGATGGTGGAGATCCCGAGACCGGACCGGGCCGCGATGTCTGCCGGTGACATCCCGGCGTGGACGAGGAGTTCCGCGTGGGCCCGGGCCGGCCCGGCGTCGACGGACTGCCGGATGCCGAGCTTCATGTCCTGGCGGTGCTGCTTCCTTGCGCGGTGCGCTGCGGCCCTGCACTGCTCCTCCTGGCAGCCGTAGCGGGCGCAGCTGGCCATGCCGTGCCGGACGGTGGACTTGGCGGGCCGGTTCATGCCGGCACCCCCATGCGCTCGGCCTGGCGGGTCTGCTGGCGGCGGCTGGTGCCGCAGGGCCGGCACTCGACCTTTCCGGCCCAGGCGACGCTGGAGTGGTCGCGGCGGAGGTGGTCGTGCTCGCACACGCCGGACAGGTCGATGCCGAGGAGGGCCGCGCGCAGCAGCTGCTCCTGCTGGCGCTTGGTGCGGTCGGACAGGCAGCGGCCGGCGACGCACAGGGGCTTGCGGCAGTCGCGGATGACCTTGCCGACCGGGTCGGTGCCGTAGTGGAGGACCCAGGCGATGGTCAGGACGGAGTAGCGGTGGAGGTCCTTGGTGAGGGTGGGGACGGCGTCGTGCTCGAGGGGTCCGGTCCACAGGAGGTGGCCGCGGGCGCGGGTGGTGCGCTGGTGGAAGGCAGCGGCGAGGCCGTCGGGGAGGTGGCCGGCGCGGACGGTGCCGCGGGTGCGGGGTCGCCGGTTGGTGGTGATGGTCATTGGACTGCCTCCCTGCTGATCTGGCGGGTGGGGTCGAACTGGTCGAGGGTGTCGGCCGGCCAGGTGGTGAGGTCGGTGATGATGAGGACGAGCTGGCCCTTCTTGACGGGCCGGCCGAGGCGCGGGTCGGGGCCGAGGAGCCGGGTGGAGTTGTCGTCGTCGAGGACGCGGGCGTCGACGAGGCCGTCGATGGCGGCCTTCGCGGAGGGCGCCCAGTTGCCGGGGTCGCGGCGCCGGGCGACGGACACGGGGTGGACGATGTAGAAGACGTGGGCGCGCTCCAGGCGCGGCACACGGGCCTTGCGGGCGAGCAGGCAGGCGGTCTTGCGGATGTCCTTGACGAGGCTGGCCTGGGCGAAGCGGTTGAGCCGCTGGTTGGCGTTGAGGAGGTCCGTGCCGGCGGGCAGGGCGACCCGGTACTGGTGGAGGACGGGCGCCGCCCCGCCGGTGGGCGGGGCGGCGTCGGGCACGGTGGTCACGAGGCGACCGCCCCGCGCTCCTGGAGGGACAGCACCGTCGCGTCGGGGATGCTGGCCGGGTCGATCGGCGCCAGGCCGGCGGCGGCGTACAGGCTGATCCGTCCGGACCACCGGCCGGCAGCGGCCGTGGGCAGCACCGGCTGGATCACGGCCGGCCTCATGACGGCCCGGGCGACGGCGAGAGCTCTCTCCGCGGCCTCGGCGCGCTTCTCGGCGTACTCGAGGTCGGCGGCCATCCCGGCGATGATGTGAACCCCGGACCCGTACCACTCCTGGTACAGGGCGCTGCTCTCCTCGGCGGCGGCGAGCCGCTTCTGAAGGTTCCTGACGCGCCAGTTCAGGCGCTGGACTCTTGCGACGAGCGCCAGGTGGTCGAGCATCATCGGTGGTTCTCCTTCTCCAGGTCGTCCCAGGCGGCGGCCGCGGTGCCGAGGGCGCGTTCCATGACGGCGTCCCAGTAGCCCTGCGCCCAGGGGTGGGCGAGGTGGTCGAGGGCGTACTCGACGCGGGTGATGGCGGCGGTCGGGCTGTAGTGGGCGTCGATGGTGCCTTCGGCGTGGCCGGCGTCGTACGCGGCGACGTAGGCGGTGCCGAGGATCAGCTCGCCGGGGGTGGGAGACAGGGACTGGGTGATGTGGTCGGTGCTGGTGGTCACGGGGTGCTCCTGTGTCGGCGTCAGGTGCGGTGGACGGAGGGTCAGGCGTGGCGGCCGAAGAGCCGCTCGTGGCCGGGCGTGCCGGGCGCGGTGAAAGCGAGGTGCATCTCGACGAGCTGCTTCTCGTGGGCGTTGCGCTCGGCCCAGGTGGCGGTCGGGGCGTGCTGGACGGCGAGCTGCTCGAACGCGGCCGCGAGGCCGGGGTTCTCGATCTCGTCGATGAGGTGGTCCTGCTCGGCGAGGGCGCCGGCGGTGACGGAGGGGTTGGTGCGGACGGTCATGGCGGTCTCCTCGCCATAGCGGTCCGGGCGGTGTGTCCGGGCCTCCAGGGGCAGGCACGCGCCGAGGGGGCGTCGGGGCGTGCCTGCGGCCAGGGGGCCCGGGCTCAGTGCCGGGTGCCGGCCCGTCGGGTGACGCGGGCCCGGATCCGGTCGGCGGCCGCGGCGTGAAGCAGGGTCTTCCCGTTGCTGGACGCCGCGGTGTGGACGACGCCGGCGTGGCCGTGCTCGTGGCACTCGGAGGAGACGAGGCGGGCGACCGCCTGGACGGACATGCCCAGTTCCTGGGCGAGGTCGGCGATGGCGATGGGCTGTCGGGGGTGACGGGACGGCCGGTCGGGGTCCGGGACCCGGAGGGTGCCGCAGCAGGAGCAGTGCTCCCGGGGCTCGTAGGAGCGGGTGCACCAGATGTGCGTGCGGTCGTACTCGTCCGACGTGGTGTCCGGGCAGACCTCGCTGTCGATGGCTCTGGTGTCGGGCATGGCGGTACTCCTGTCGGTGCAGGCGCTGGGTGTTGTGGGCCGGGCGCAGCAGGTGCTCGGTGGCTGTCACTGCTGTGCCCGGCCGGTTGTGTCCGGCCCGGCCTCGGGAACGGGGGCGGTTCGACCGGGGTCGGGCCGGAGTGGTTGGGGACTCCGGGGTGCGGGGTCCTTGTGTGGAAGACACTACGCGCTAAGTCTTACATGCGCAAGACTTAGCGCGGATGGGGTGACGCAAAAGGGCCCGATCCCTGGTGGAGGGATCGGGCCCCGGAGGTGTGGTGGCCGGTGGCGGTCCGGTCGGGTGGTGGGTGGTGCGGGTCAGGCGGCGGCGGCCATGTCGGCCCGGATCTTGTCGCGGTGCCAGGCGAACACGTCGCTCATGGAGACGAGCTCGCCTCGGCGGCCGACGTTCTGCCAGGTCCGCAGGCCCCGGCCGGGCTTGAAGCCCCGTCGCAGGGTTCGTTCGGAGACGGGGTGGGGGGTGCGGGCGAGGACCGCGGTGGCCTCCGCGAATGTCAGGAGGTCGGTGGGCGGGGCGGTGAGCCGCCGGTGGGTGGGACACGGGGACGGGCGGCCGGCGTCGTTGTCGGCCGGGACGGGTTGGCGCATCGTGCAGGGTCCCAATCGGTCGGGCGGGGGCGGCCGTGGAGCTCGGCGGCCCGTCGACAGGGCGGGCGAGGGTGTGGCTGTGCAGGCGGTGCGGTGGTGCGGGCGGTGCCGGGCGGCCGGGCTGGGATCAGGCTGCCCAGGGGTCCCGCAGGTGGTGGCCGGCGACGGCGCGCAGGCTCCACGTCCGGGCCCCGGTGGTGGTGGCGCAGTGGCGGCGCAGACAGGTGGCCTGCCAGCCGCCGGTGGTGGTGCGGATGGGGGTGAGGCTCCAGCATCCGCAGTGGGGGCAGGTGATGGCGGCGATCGCGTCGCGGCCTTCGCCGATGGCGATGCGCGCGAGGAGCCGGCCGGCGAGATTGCGGGCGGCGAGGTCCTCGGCGGCTGCCGGGTCGGCGGCGGCGATCATTCCGGCGGCTGCGTAGAGGGAGGCGTCGGTGGCCGGTGCGGGGGCGCCGTGCCGGGTGACGAATTCGGCGACGTTCCTGGCGTGGTCCTGCTGGAGGGCGAGCCACGTCAGGTTGTAGGTGCCGGCCGGTTCGGTGCGGGTGGGGCGGCGGTCCGCGGTGGCGTCCGGATCGGGGCGCGTGGACGACGGGGCCGCCCAGTACGGGTTGTCGGCCATGGCCGCGAGGATCCGGTGGAGTGGTGACGCACTGCTCATGGGCATCCCCGTGATCCTCGGCGCCGGGGGCGCGCACGGTGTGGTGCGGGGGCGCGCCGGGGGCGGTTGCGGCTCGGTGAGAGCGCCCATCATGGCATGTGGCGGGGGCGGTGTCAGTGGCATACGGAGAGATCGGAGCGTACCGGGACAGTTGTTATCTGCCCGTTATCATTGACGCTCCGTCATCAAACAGGTGTGCGGCCGATGGGCCGTCACAGCTCCTGCGCGACATCCCGCATGGCCGCGAAGTCGGCCGGTGCGAGCCGCATGTCCCGCGCCATCTGATGCACGGTTTCCACCCCCGGGGCGTCCAGGCCCCGGCCGGCGTCCGGCTGGAGCCCGCGCTCCTCGTCGCCGACCCGCAGCCGCCAGGCGCCGAGCGTGACCCGCTCCAGGAACTCCGCCCACGCGGCGGACGCCGCGGCGACCGCCGGGTCGCCCAGGCTCACGCCGTGGGCGTTCATCAGCTCCTCCATGTGCGTGACGACGGCACGGACGATCTTCGGATCCCTCGGCACGGCGGCCTCCCGGCCGAGCGGGGCCGGCGCGGGCACAGCCGCGGGGGCGACGGGTGTCTGGCTGCGGCGGGCGAATCGGGAAGCGAGATCGATGACCTGGGCGCCGGCCTGGTCGGCCTGGTCGCCGTGGTGGTGCGCAGAGGCAGGCATGGCTTCTCCGCTCGTCCGGCACACGAGGAGGGGGGCTGGAGCTGTTTCGGGCGGCGGCGTTGCCGGTGACCGTGCCCGGATGATCAGAGTGCCGTGCTGCGGGGGTTGCGGCCAGTGGATGCGGGGATGCTGACCACATCCTGGCCTGTCACCACCGTTCGGTGACTGAAATGGGAGCGTCCCTCACACTGCGCGCACATGTTTTGCCGACAAGGACAACGCAGCGGAGGGACACCACATCACAGTCCCTTCACCCCCGACGGGGGATCAGGTAGGCCGGAACCGTGGTTCCGACCGTGCGGCGATTGTAGACACCCCGACCGGCGCCCTGATAGGGACCCCGGCGAATGCACACACCACCTACGCGATTGGCATATGCCAGACGCCTGCGGTGTGGGCCCGCAGACCCAGGGCCCCCGGCCCTCACCTGGGCGGGAGGGTAAACCCGGTTTACCCCTCGACCCCGTGCCCGGTCCGCCAGCCGAGCCGGCCCGCGGGACGCCCCCGGTGCGACACGCTCACCGCATCCCGTCCCTTGCCCCCACAGCCCGGTCTGGGAGACTGTCCGCTGCCCGTAGTACCAGACCATTGGGAATCAAACGGTGACTCACATGCAATCCTCTGTCCTCGTCGTGTCCACAGACCCTCAGGGCTCCGCCGTATGGTGGGCCGACCGGGTCGACGAAGGCCTCCCCTTCGATTTCGCGCAGGCCCACGACGACCCCTCCGGCCTCAAGGCCCTCCGCGACTTCGGCGCGAAAATCCACGTCGTCGCGAACCAGAAGGGCGGCGTCGGCAAGACCACCCTCGCCATCAATCTCGGCGCCGTCGTCTACGACACCATCGGCCAGGCCCCCGGCTACAAGCACATCTTCATCGACACCCCCGGCAGCCTCGAGGACGAACGGCTCCTCGCCGCGTCCCTCGCCATCGCCGACGACGTCCTCGTGCCGATGCCGCCCGAGCCTCTCGCGTTCGATCCGACCGCCCGCACCATCGAGCAGGTCATCCGGCCGCGCGAGCTGCCGTTCCGCGTCGTCATCAACAACTGGGACCCCCGCGACGGCAAGGCCGACCTCGAAGAGACCCAGCAGTACATAGACGCACAGGGCTGGCCCCGGACCACATCGGTGATCCGCCGCTACAAAATCCACACCCGGGCTTCCGCCGAGGGCCGCGTCGTCACCCAGTACCAGCGCAACAGGGTCGCCATGGAGGCCCGCGAGGACTTCTTCCGCTGCGCCCTCGAGCTGAACTACGGGGGGAACTGATGGGGTCCGGACGTCGCGTCAACCTCGCGACCCTGCCGGGCAAGCCGTTCAACCCCGCAGCCGACACCGAGCCGGCGCCGCCCGCCGCCCCGGCCCCCACGGCGGACCGCGGGCACCGGGCGGTCGGCGTGCCGCTGGCGGCCATCGTGTTCAACCCGCTGAACCCGCGCCGTACCTTCGTCGAGGAGACCCTCGCCGAGCTCGCGGACAGCCTGCGCACGCACGGCCAGATCTCCCCGATCACCGTCGTCAGCCGGGCCGCGTTCCTCGCCGCACACCCCGGTCAGGAGGGTGCGCTGGGTGACGCCGAGTTCGTTGCCCTCGAGGGCAACCGCCGCCTGAACGCTGCCCACCGGGCTGGCCTCGAGGAGCTGCGGGTCGACCTCAACGACGACCTGGCGGCGACCGCGGCTGACATGCTGCAGTCCGCGCTCGCGGCGAACACCCACCGGGAGGCGGTCCCCGAACTCGAGGAGGCCCGCGCCATCCAGGAACTCCTGGACCGCAGGTACGACGGCAACCAGGCGGCCGTCGCCCGGGCGCTCTCCAAGACGTCGGCGTGGGTCGGCCAGCGCCTGGCCCTGCTCCACCTCACCCCCGAGGTGCAGGAGATGGTGGAGAGCCGGGAGCTCACGGTGAAGGCGGCCCGGCAGATCGGCGCGGCAACCCGCCGCGGGGATCTGACCCCGGAGGAGCAGCTGGCCGCCGCACGGGAGGCCCTGGCGAAGCCCGCCGGCCCCGGGAGGGTAAACCCGGTTTACCCT